GCATTTCGAGCCGCACACGTTAATGATGGGTGATTATAATTTCAAGAAACTGGAATAGGAGATAATAATGTTAGTTAATAAACGTGTTGCAGGTTGGATAGTTGATCAGTATTTCGGCCTGCCCCCGGATAATGTGTTTATCCACGAAGCTGTTACCGTAGAGGATACGGCGACCGAGGCGGAAATTGCAAAAGAAGCATTGATACACTGCGACCGGTTTTTGCATTTTGTAGAGTGGGCAAACGGGCCGTTTATTGAGGAGATTACGGAATGAAATATACTTTGAATATTTTACTACCAAAAACAAAAACTATTGGCGTTGGGGCGTTGGCAATTGATAGTGGTGACGGGTTCTTTTTTTACAGTTTACAAACATATCTACTGCGTAAGGTGGAAGTCATAAGTATTACCCCTGATGGTATTCGACTCCGAGGTTTTGAATCGGTGGGGTTTGAAAAGAACGGTCAAGAAAAATTCAAATATCAAGAATGGTGGTGCAGTTATGAGCAATCCTAAACCTGTATGGTGTTTTAATTTATGGGCTTCCGGCTGCGGTGATGACATTTGCGCTCACGACCAGAACTTGCCGTTAACAAATTTGAAGCGGTTTTGGTGGCGTGTTCGTGGTTGGGTGCTGATGACACTATTTGGGTGGTGGTGGTGGGTGACAGAATGACAACACGTATCCAACTCAGTCGCAAGAGGGGCTCAAAGTTGCCGCCGGGAACGGTGGTGGTAAGTAGACCAAGCAAGTGGGGAAACCCGTTTGACTGGCGAGATATGATGGGTGCAACGCCGGAACTAAAAAAGGAGTATGCTAGCTCGAAATATGAGCATTGGCTATCAAAAGGCGAATACGGGCGCGCCGACAAACGCAGGTGGATACTCGACCACCTGTACCTGATAAGAGATGCTGAATTTATTGCCTGTTGGTGCGGAGAATCTGATAATTGTCACGGCGATGTATTGATAGAATTAGCGAGGACAGACCAATGACAACTAAATACTGCGCGTCCGCTCACAAGCATTATTTTTGTCCAACCGGTACGTGTCGTACTTGTGACCGTCACCGGGGAATGCTGATACCGGTTAGCCGGGAAACGGCGGCGAAGAACGTTCATTTTTACGCCATTTATTATGTTGATATGTTTGGCGTGTTACGCTGGACTGTTCCGCCCTGGGTTGACGATGATAAATACCGTTGGCGTTGCCACAGCGTAAAGCTTCCAGATAGCGACAAGTTATTTATGGCGCAGGCAGCGGTAGCAGCGGGGTTGCCGAAATATAAGCGACCGGTGGCGCAAGAGTTGCCGGGAGTGGAATGATGTATAGAAAACATATTGACCTTCGCAACCAACAACGCGACAAAAATGAGGCTGATATTGTTCGCCGATTACGGCAAAACGGCGTGACGGTATTGCTACAAGATAAGAGCGCGGGCTATGACTTACTCTTGCTATATCTTGGCTTCGTGTATTTTGTCGAGGTAAAGAACGTTGACAGGCGGCATTGTTCCAGGGAGCAACTTGAGGCAATGTTAACGCCAAACGAAGTAGCAACAATGATGCTAGTGCAAGCCGCAGGTTGCCGATACAACATTATTACCGACGCGGCGGCGGCGCTGGCGGTAGTAGGCATTGACACCTCCGCCAAAACAGAGTAAAATGAAAGTCTAAACCTCGCTTTTTATCCTCAGTTAAGGAGTTCTTTTTATGACAGAAACCAAGACCACCTACACCGCCGGGAAGGTGACATTTGTCGCAGACCAGACGCCGGAAGAAATTTTAGCCAAATATTTTACCTTTACCGATACCGGGTTGACCATCATCGGCGCGCCGACACAACAGCATTTTGACTTGTGTGCTTTGCAACTGGCAACGAACCTTGATAAGTTGCGTTGGCAAATTGGGGCGTGGGCTAATGAGTACCGGAAGCGATTCGGCGGCAATGCCTACGAGAAAGCAGTAGCAGTGAGCGGGTTTAGTGTCAAGCCTGAAACAATCGAGCAATGGTCTTATGTAGAGCGCAATGTTCCCTCTGAGAACCGCCGTTCAGAATTGTCATTATGGTTTCATAGGATAGTTGCCAAATTACCACCTGAGACGCAACCAGAGGCACTAGGAGCGTGTTTTGACGGCAATATGACTTATACTACATTTAATAGTTATGTGGCGGAGAACTACCGAGAGTTAAAAACGACTCCACCTCCGCCGCCAGGCAATAGTAGTGACAGGAAGTATGACCTCACCAAAGAATTGTACAACCTGGAAATTAAGCATCAGGAGCGGGGAGTAGAATTGAAACAAATGGCGGTTGAGACATCTCAACTGGCGCGGCAACTGAGCAAGGCGGAGCGGGGTTTGTGGGGGGTGCTGAAAATATTGGCAACTTTACAATAAAAAACTCGTTAAAAACTCGTGGCAAAACCTATTGACAATTCTTAGGTTATGGTATATACTGTAACTATAAGCTAATCAATAGCTTATGGGTTACACCGGCCCAATCGGTGAGGGCGAAAGCCCGAAAGGAGGCCAAATGGCCGCTCAACTTCAAACCCTTACCACCCTCACCGGGGACGCGGAATTTACCGCCCCTTTAAGCCCGGCAATCATCCTGGATGTAGTAACCGGCTACGATGCCGAAGGTTGGGCTAAATGGCTGACCGTCAATATCGGGATGCGTTTAGTATCCCGGTCTGGCCGGATGTATAAGGTGATTGGTTTCACTACCGCCAGCACTATCATCTGTACCCAGTCTGGCTTGGACATTGACCCGGCTATCAAGTTTGTTGAGTTTACTGGCGAAGGTCTGGAATGGGCAGACAAACCAGTTTATGATTATGTTTACGCCTCCGGCCTCGTGAGTATGGGGGCGTAAATGGAAAAATCAAAGCGCGGCGGCCTCCGCAATCCACCAGGAGGCCGCCCACCAAAACCGGCAGCAGAAAAGTACGTCAGCATCACCCTTAAACTCCCGCCAGATGCGCTAGAATGGCTGGCGGCAAACATTGATAACCGCAATGGGTTTATTGTCGAGGCTGTGCGCGTTGCTATAGCAAAACACAACTAATAAGCCTAAGTAAATTATAAAAAAGCCGGGTGAGCGTCTAAACTCACCCGGCTTTTTTTGTTTTAGGCTATTGTGGTTATTCCTCTATTTGTTGTTGCATCACCTCCTTTTGTTTGGCGTATTCAACGCCGTAACCGTAGAGCCACGCCCATTCACTCGCCGGCGCATCAGGCTTGGGCCACGTCCAGGACGGGTTGTAATGTTTGCGCATTGTCCGGTAGAAGTGCATCGGGCAACGGAAACGAGCGGTTGGTGTGGACACTTGGGTATTGATGTCATCAATTAGCTCTTGCGGTGTCATTGGGTTATCCTAAAAAGGAAATTCTTCATCGGTTATAATTGTTTCTTCATTTGGCAGAAATGGCGGCGGTTGCACATCGCCGGTATCAGGTAAAGTTTCATCGGGGATTACTGTTGTTTCTTCCCGCTGTCCCAATGGTTGTTTTGACCATTTTTTGGCGAGAGGATAGATACCGGCGGCCATTTCGACTATATCTTTGCCGGTGAATAATTCTTTTAGTTTATTTTCTGATACCGGCGGGGTCAAGAATAATTTGGGAGGTGTGGCATAAGTGCCCTGTTCCTTAAATTCCTTTGGCTTGTCCGGGCCGATAGGACACCAAAAGGAATAGAGCGGGAAATTTTTCTTGACTTTTTGGCTAACCGGGCCAATAACAACATTGCGAAATTGCTTGATAGTTTCCTCAATCCCCATTGCGTTCGAGCGGGAAAAAGTAAGAATAAATTGGGCATTATCCAGTTGTTTTACTATTGCCCATACTTGGATACGACTCCAAGCTTTGGCGTTGGGGTCAAAGGAAACCTGTGGGCGGCTTTCCTTACCGCGCCCGGTAAACCAATCTTTGCGGTAAGCCAGGATAGCAATATGCAATCCCTTGAATAGATAGGAGGGGATGACAACCGTGCCGTGCAGCACATCAACTGGCTCTTGGTTGTCCAGGCTATACCGCTCTACCGGCAACTGGAAACAACCTACTTTGAGCATCTCGTTGACGTTCTGCAAGTCTCCGCGATGCCACTGGATAAGCGGGGGCAGAACCGCCTCGGCCTGAGTCTCATCAATAAAATCAAAATCTTGTTCATAGAAATTTTGGTCAGACATTTTATAACCTTTCTTTGACTGGCATAAATATATTGAATAGATACCTTCATTATAACCCAACTTGTCCTAAATGTCAATAATCAATATTGGGTGTATATTATGTAATATAGTTATTGACAAATGGAATAAAGTGCGATATAATAGACACATAGGATTGAATTAGACAGGAGACACGACAATGAACGCATCAATGTTATGGTTTTTAACAGCGCAAGAACGCGGTAAGGGTAATGTTAGCCAAAAAGCATTTCGAAAAATAACCGACCCCGGTCAGGGCGACCCGGCTATAACCCGACTTGGCTTCGATATTCGTCAAAGTATTAGCGGGTGGGATACTTACACCTACACGGCTTTCGACAATGACCGTGTGGTTGAATTAGCCTGGCTGAATGTATCATCGGATAAAATGACTATTACATTCAGGCGCGATGTTAAACGTCACGAAATTGACGCCTCGGAATTGCCGGGAATTGTGGCTGAATTGATTGCAGAATATCCCAACTTTGGACATCCACGTAGGGCAGTTGAGGCAATTGATGCCATAGGTAATGACATCTCGTTTGACGGCAAACCTGGCGACGGGGTTGACGATGACAGCTACGGGTTACAACCAGAGAATTGAGGAATAATGTGTAATCATCCCGAATATAATCATAGATATACCCCCTGGCTTGAAACCGTATTACGTGGCGGTATTGTGGCGTTGGTACGTGATGTAATTTGTGGAATATGTGGTATTATTATCAGGCGGGAAATTAGATAATTGCAAATGTAAAGTATACGTGACCGCCCCTGAAATGCGGCGTTGGGCGTCACGTCACCAGGAGAAAATATTATGAAGTGTTATAGGTGCAAAAAATCTAATCTGGAAAGTGCGGTGCGGGTAATGATGCCCGCTAAAAATTCCAGGGAAAAAGACGCTTTTCGTAACATCTGTGACGATTGCTACCCTATCATTATGCAAGAAAATGGGTATAAATATGTCAATGGAATTTGGCGCAGCGCAAACAGCCACCCAACAACGGTTTGCGCCGGACTGGTGGAAGCCGGGCAAATGAAAATGAGTTTAGAAATCAAGTAGTTTTATTACGCGCCAGCCGGCGAAACCGGGGGCGTTAGGTTTACTAAGACAATGCTATCTACTAACCAAAAAACCAGGTTGCGAAAAGTCAACACAGACAGAATATTTTTATGGCACACAAAGATGGTGAGGGCATGTGCGGATATACTCCCTGGCCGCCATCCATCAGACGTGATTCAATATTTACGCATCGGCGAAGGGTTGACCGTAGAACAGGTAGCTAATAAGTTGGGTGTGCATATTATGACCGTCAACCGGTGGACGCCGCCGGAGATTGTTGAGGTTAAACATAAAACAGATGCGGCTCACAAGGCTGCGCTCAAGAAAGTGCCCATAATGAACGAAGCAAGAAAAAAATATAGAGGGGGGGGCAAACGCCATCCCTGGGAAAATTACAACGATATGGATTTTAGAAAGGACTAAAAATGAAACTTACGACCGATACCGTTGGAAAGACCCTCGCCGCATTGGGCGAGATTATGAATAACGCATCTGTAAAAAGTGGCTCAACCGGCAAATATGATTTCTTTGCCGGGAGGCTTCGTGTTGCTTGCACGTCCGGTAAGTTACTATCTACTATTAATCGGTTTGGCGAGCTATTGGGAAGTCCCGTACTACGCGGTACTACAACGCAGGGGCTTATGAGCGCAGCTGCTGCAGAAGATGCCGATTCGTGTTATATTTGGCTCCGAGAGCAACCGTCAATTTCCATATCAATGGCGACGGCCAGCATGGACAATAGGCCAAAAATGATTACCGACTTTTGCGCGGCTTACGAACCACGAATAGTTAAAAATGTGCAAATGCACCGCCGTCGCCCGTTTGATATTGGCATTATAGCCACGCTAGAAAACGCTTTTACTCACGGCGATGACAAAAAGGCCGGTAACAATACTTTGTTTCGCCGTGGTAGCGTGCGAGGCGGCCAAGAATTACCGTACTATTCAGCCAACGCCTGGGCGGGACAGATGCGTGACCTGTTTGCAAAGCATTTTGTCACCGCGCTTGGTTACGATACTAAAAGCCGAGAGCGGTTATTTGCGCCTTGGTTTTTGCACTTACTGACATCTGGCGGCATTATGGCCGATGGAGCGATCCCTAAATTATTCGAGGCAGCCTTAACTGGCAACGTAGCCGGGGCAATAAAAGTAAACGGGGCGATCCAATTGCGAAATATGATTCCTTATTTTTCGTTGTTGGGTGGTGTGGGCAAAAGCCCGCTTGAGGGTCGTGTGTACATCAACGATCTACGCCCGCAATGCGTCGAATGGGGGAATGGCGATGAATCAGTGGAAATGTTAATGGACTGGCGATACATCGTCAATCGTGATGACCTTGAGAATAAAATCAGCAAGTTGCAAGCTAAAGAAACTGGCAATGGCGATATGGCTAACAAGTCAATGATTGCCAATTATGAATGTCTTATAGAGGGGGCAGTGCTAGAGGGCGGTATTGACGTTGACCTACACATCACCGACGTAGAAATATCTGCGCTGGCTAAGGGATTAGAAATGATGCAGCAGTTTGGTTATCTTGGTGGCAAGGTTCACCGGGGTTTTGGCCGGGCGACTATTGAGTATCAGTCCAAATTAACACTTAATGGATCATTGTATAATCGCTACCTGGCCGATAATAAGCAGGCGATTATAGACTACCTCCGGCAAATTGGCGGATTCGCCTCGCAAAAGCAGTCAGATAACTAAAAAACACCGATGTTTAAGGAGGCGTAATGCACACTGTAGACCTATTAGCACAAGCTATACCTATAACAAATCGTGAGCCGCCGCCAATCGAACCGCAATTTGGTATGTGCTGTATCACAGGTAGAGCGGGGGATACTATCCCTCGCTCTAGATTACTCAGTAGTAATTTTAGTGATACGTCACTGCTGGCTGCTCCTGATAGTGACAGGGTAGGACTTAACGCCTGGTACGCCTGGCAATATGGAGAGTATGGCACTAACGAGGACGATACCCCAAAAAAGCGTAAGAAAAAGCCAGAAATGATGGCTTGTTGGTGGTGTGATGGAGAGCAATTTATCGAGGTCGGCAAGCCAAAGATTAGAGATTTGGTGCTTAACGGCACAACCGCAAAACATTGGGCTGGGTGGGTGACGACCACCTACAAAAAACACGGTTCTCTACGTTCTCCGGTCAACGGGCGGCCCTACGGCGTGTGGGGATTTAACGATCTGCTGGTTAATGCAAATATCGACACTGTCACTGAGTATTGGCGCATAATGCGTGAGGTTCAGGACGCTGGCGTTTGGCGTACAGCTATCAAAACACTTGATGCCCCGGTGGGTATGATCTATAAAATCGGCGCGGTGTGGCAGCCGTTTTATCGTTGGGCACGTGCGCATTATCAAGCGCCGTTGTATCAGTTTATGGAGTACCTGTTGCCGAGCCAGGAGGAATTGAGTGGGGGCGTAAAATGAATTTTTGTATAATAGAGCCTGCCGGTGATGAAGAAGTGGGGTCAATCGGCGCGTTTTTTGTCGCAGAACAATTACGCCGGATGGGGCATGTAGTTGATGTGATTGCGCCTCATACTTCAAGGTATCATTACGATGTGGAGTTGATTAGTGTCCACCACCCGGAGGATTACGAGCGGCTAAAAACAACCCCTAAACACGGCAAAATCAGAATTGGGGGAGGGCACGTCACTTACAACAATCCACGTCCGATGATTCCATTAATGGATGTTATCTGCCTCGGTGACGGGGAGACGTGGATTAAAAACGCGGCAAGGTTACTTGACAAAGAGCGGGTAATAATAGCGCTCAAGGATTTACCCGGGACGATTATTACAGAATTATGGAAAGGTGGTGAAATTCCACCACGTAATTATGAAAAACCACTGCCGGACAACCCACCATACCTTAACCGCCCCAATACGTTATCTGCCGCCTGGTATATAGAGGTTGCTCGCGGTTGCCCATTCCGTTGTCACTATTGCGAGTTAGGGCATTCGATGCCATTCCGCTACCGTAAAGCGGAGGATGTTTTAGCGATGATGGAATCGCTTGATACATTGCAAGCCAAAAAGATAGTTTTTTTTGCGCCGGATGAAGCCAGTACACCCTGGTATAACTTATATCTGGCTAAAGCGCGCGAACTTGGACTACGACAGGCGTTTGGCTCATACCGGCTTGATAAAATTATCAAAAAAGGGGGTGTTCCGGTAGATAATAACCAACTTGTTAGAGTAGGGATTGATGGACTAACCGAAGAAACTCGCTTTCTGGTTAATAAAAAAATCACCGATAAACAAATAGTTGATTATTTTCGGATAATGATTACTCAAGGACACGTCAACTTTAAAATATTTCAGATGTTTGCCCATCCCTGGGAGCGTCCAAAAGAGGATTTTAAACAATGGGAGAGGGTTATGGGAGCCGTATTTGCGATACCTCTCAAAAAGTCCGTATCATTGCGTATTAAATGGACGCCGCTTATCCCGCAACCCGTAACGCCGCTTGGAGGGGCAAAGGCGGTATACCATCAGGAAATAGCGAATTTAATAAAGGCGTGGCACGATAACGTTCGACGCCCCAAAACAAATCCAGGGTGGAGCGTTGAGTGTGATGGCATCATGTCAGCAAAAAGCCACGCCCGACAAATTGCTCTTACTCAGGGGGACGAAACAATACTACTGGACGGGGCAAGATATATTAACCCCGCGTGGAGATAATTATGAGCGCTATAACTCCGTTAAAGGTAACTTTTTGGATAGACCCGTTTGGGATAATTTATGACCCATTTGTGCCGCCCACACTTGACGGTATCATTGACTGGGCTTTAAGCCCAATGGTGCGTCAAAGTGAAATCGCGCCTACCCGCGATGGTGAGCCAGAGGAAATTCGCCTACCGCTTGGCACGTGGCATATTGGCGATTATTGGGGCTGGTGCGCGTCGGCCTTGCACCCAGAATCGGATGACGGCGAGATCGAGGAATCTATTGTCCATTTTCGTAAGCGATTCCGGGAGTCGTTTTTATACCTGACCGTCGGCACGATTAACACCAAAACCGGTCCAACTCGTAGTTGGGACATCCCTTATAATAAACAGATGCCGGTGCGAATGGTTGGCTACTGTGTTGGTAATCGCAAGCGTATCAATGACCTACTACAGCGTAATGTGCGATATTTGGCGACCAAGCGGCGACGGGGGATGGGGCGTATTGAGGAGATTGCCGTTGAAATAATTGATAATGACTACTCACTGGTACGAGACGGTCTTGCAATGCGCTATTTACCCGACAAAAACGGCTTGCGCGAAGTACGTCTTCGGCCTCCGTATTGGAACAATAACGGACGGGTGGCGTGCTGTGAGATTGGTGATAAATACGGGTATACTATTATGCAGCCTTGATTTTACGTAAACCTAACAAGCGCATCACCGGACTGCCTATAGCGCGTTATCGGGCAGTGTGCGCTAACAAAATCACATTATCGCGGGGGTCGCATCGCCCACACCGGCAGCCGGTGATGCGCCGTCCGTTAGCTGAACTGATTGTAGCTCCTGAGTGTACCAAAATTGGTACAAAAACTCATTGCAAAAACCCTTGACATTGTATAGCATATATGCTATACTATATACAATCAAGTCAATCAATTGCACGCAATAAAGGAGCTAAAAAATGAAACACATACACAAAGCAAAAGAAACAAGAACCTTACCGTTTGGTGACATCAAATTAAGTATATGCGCTTGTGGTGCAAGAATGAGTTCAGACGGAAAGCCAATTAGCGGAATGGTTGAGGATGGAAGCGGCTGGCTAATCTCAGAATCGCAAATTAACCGGGAAGAAAAAGAGCGACAACGAGCGATGATGATGTTGCAGACCGAGGGATATGGAGAGGAATTTGACGCACGCGACTTTTTGGACTCTCATCATCCAGATTTCCAAGATTGAACTTTTAGCCCAGCCGGGGGGCCAAGCCCGGCAAAGCGCATAAAGATGACTATCCAACTAAACGTCAGATTACCGAAACCAACAATCAAACAAATAAACGAATTGGCTAAAACTTACGGATCGCAGGCTAAGGCGATAATCGCTATGGCGGAGCATCTACATACTAAGGAGATTAAGATGAGTAAAAAAACATATACCATTAATTACCACACCGGAGCAGGAAACAGAGAATTTTCCGGCGACTTGCAAGACGCAATGACGGAAGCCGACTCTGGCGCGGCTTACACGCAACAGCCAATCACTATTGATGATGAGGTTGGCGATGAAGTGGCCCGTCGTCTGTGGTACGGAGTATTGACTGGCATCAAAGATTGTAAAAATCCTATCCAATTTTGTGATTTTGGTTATTATGCGGACTGGCACGAGGTAGATTTTACGTCCAGCTAACAAGTTATTATTGTAGTTGGACGAAACATCAGGATAAAAATATGATGGAATGGTTGTACTGCCGATGTGGGTCTGGTGCGATAAAGAATAAATGTAAATGTGGTAGAAAATATGAATTTAAGTCTTACGGCAGGGCATCGGCAATATGGATAGTCGAAGTATCCGCCCAACAAGCCAATGGAGCGGGCGCTGAACAGGCGTCTCGGTTAGCTAAAATGACGAGTTGGGTCAAGCGATACTAAAAACGCCAGCTAACAAGCATTTGCAGCGGACGGGCGAACACTCATTGCAAAAAAAAGTAAAATAGTGTAAAATAACAGTATCAAACGATACTGTATAGCCGCAAGTGTCGCTTGCGGCATTTTATTTTAAGGAGAAAAAACTATGGAATTAACAGCAATGCAGGTTTTGATATTGGCAATATGGGGTATGGCCGTCTCGTTCATTGAGGAGCGTATCGGTAAATTTGCCGACATCGGAAGCGCCGGGTTGAAGCAGGTTATTAATGCTACATTTGCCTGGGGGCTACCGGCAGTCCTGACCTGGGTCGGTGGCTGGTGGAAGCCGGAATTTGGAGACGCGCAGCAAGTAGTCACGTCGCTATTTTACCTGTTTGTGCCCGTCGTGGCCTGGCTTGTCAGCCAAATAGCCCACTACGCCGACAAGTGGCTAAAGAAAGTGTCAGCCACAAAAAAGTTATAGATTTACAGCAAGCGCATAAAGCCGGGTTAAATGCCCGGCTTTATGCTATCTGATAAAAGTTAGAATTGTTAAGGAAAACATGCCTCCTGTTAAACAGTCTGATATAACGGTACCGATACGGGATTATTTCGACGAGCGCCTTAAAGCACATGAGAAAAAGTTACAGGATGTAGCCGACGGTCTCACTCAATTGGCAAAGGACATTATCAGGCGTGATAAATTTGACGATTTATGTAACGACCTGGCGTCTATCAAGACCGATTTGATAAAACGTATAGACGAAATAGAAAAGCGTGTCAGTATAATTGAGGCCGAAAGAAAAATAGAACAAGGACAAAAACGGGTTGCTTTTTTATTATCTGATAAAATCTGGATAATAATATCTGCTGTTATTATTTCGCTCATTATTAAATATCTATAGGTTAATTTTGAACACAATCCGCAAGGATTTTTACGGCGTCAGTCGCTCCGATGAGTTTTACCTCTATATCCTGACTGACATCCATAGTGGTATCAAGCCGTGCCGGGAAGACAAACTGGCGCGGGTGGTATCCGAAATAGCTTCATCCCCTCTCAATTACTGGCTTGACCTGGGCGACCGTTGCGACTTTATCAATCGTTCCGACCCCCGTTTCTCACCTGAAATTCTGGCTGACTGGCTAACCATAAATGACCTGTCAGACCTGGCAAAAGCACAAAGCAATCATTACCTCAACTTGATAAAACCCATAGCCCGGCAGTGTTTGGGATTAGTCGAAGGTAATCACGAGGCTATGATTCGTAAATATTTCGAGAGGGATATATATCGGGAAACAATTTGCGGTGTCAAAGAATTGGGTAAATTTCCATCAGAACACAAACTTGAATTTGGTTATTCAGGTTGGCTAATCCTGAATTTTTATCAGGATAAAGAGAGAAGGAACGCTGTCTCCAAAATAAAAATCTTTGTTCATCACGGACACGGAGGGGGGCAATTGGCTGGTGGCCCGGCGTTGGTTTTAGAGCGGGTGCTGCTGCGCCATGACTGCGACCTGGCTCTATTGGGACATAACCATCGCACTTTTCCATTGGCTCTAACCGTTGAGGAGGTTGACAACGGCTACAATATGCGCGGCAAAATTCGGCAGGGCGCTTTTTGTGGTACGTTTTTTGACGGTATAGGTTATGACACCTATGCCACGACAAAGGGTTATCCGGCATTGCCGGTAGGGTATATCAAGATAATTTTACGACCTCATAGTGAGGCTCACCAAAGAATTGAGGTTATTCCTCAATTTCCATAAAGGTGTTATAATAATGGATAGCAATGAAAAAAAACTGGAATTTTTAGACGAACTAAAATCTTTACTTGAAAAATATGGAGTAATAATAAAGGTTGATAATTGTACCGGCGATAATACTCCTCCTTATTACTATTTAGATAGCAGGGAATTTTATATTCCGCTTTCTGAAATAGCTGAAGGATGAGGTTATACCCCACCAATTTCCATAATAGTGAATTGAGATGTCTCAACTTTCGGTCTATGATATTTGCAAGAAAATAAGCGGGCAACACCAATTTTGGAAATGCTACGTCCTGGGTTTTTTCAAGAATACTGTTATTGTCAACGGTAGAGAACCTGATATTTTGGTGCGGTATCACGAAAAAGACAAATGGAGTATCAACCGTGAATTGGTTTCGGATTTGCAACCGATGGGGAGTAAATACCCTGGCCCTGAACCAGGATTGCAACCGGAGCGGCTAACGTGGTTTAGAACACCCCAACCTCCTCCGGTAGACCCACCGCCCATTATACCGCCCATAGACCTACCGCCCATAGACCCACCGCCTGTTGTTATCCCCCCAGTTGACCCACCAGAGGAGCAAGAAATGACCATAAAAATGAATATTGAGCGCAAAAACGGTTTGCCATATATCGTTATGAGTTGGTTTGAAGCGGGCGTCCAGGTTGAGCTTGTAGCTCCAGATAGCAGTATCATAAATCGTACCGTAACCGGCGCGAAGGGTACGGAGTTTGGCCCAAATAGCTGCGAAGTGGGTTACACGCGGGGCGATGGTGAGTATCGTGTCAGAGTTGGCGAGTATCAATTCGTCGTACCCGTATATGGCGACAAGCGGTTTATAAAGTTATCTTTTGAGACAACCGGCTTACCGATTGAGATTATGACGCGGTTAGCGTCAAAGCCAATGGCGCGTGAGGCGGCAGAGCTAATGTTGCAACGCCTGGACGCCATAGCGCCGGGTATGTTTAAAATTGAGGTATTGCAATGAAAAAAACACTTAAAATACACATTATTGATGCAAATAGCCAAACAAAAATTGATAATTTAATATCTCGTTGTGTGATGCACAACATAGATGAGATTATTTTATATATTGGCTGTTGCCCGGTATATTGCCACAATACGCTAATTGGTGAGCCCGCATCTTTAAGTTCATTCGATACCCTCGCCGCCTTGCTTGATACGGCTATACGTAGAAATATTAGAGTATATGCCTGGTGGAATGCGGGCAAAATTCCACGCTATTGGTCTGGTTATCAAATAGAGAAGGATTTTCCAAATTGGGATACGGCGACATTGGGCGACAAATTCACCGACTTCCATTTTTTAGATTGGCGCGTTCCTACCGTTGCTCCATTTATCAATGATTTTATCAAGGAAATACTTAAAAATTATCCAACATTGGCGGGAGTGACTTTGGATAATTTTATCTACGGAGTTCCTCCCGGCAGTGGGCTTGAGGCGCGTGATTTGTATGGGAATGATGCGCCGGAATATCTGGCAAATGCGGCGCAGGCGGGCAAAGAAGCCTGTGCGGGAAATTACAAATTTGGTATTCACGCGATGTTGGATTATTACGGATATTATTTATGTCAATGTTGGGATAAATTACTGGATAGTCATACTATTGATTTTGTTATTACATCTGCATATTATGATTCCGCTCACACGTTCGGAAAAGATATAAAAAAAACCTTCGAGTGGGCTATTAATTCGTGGGATATAAAATACCGACCATACATTATACCGTGCATCGCTGCTATGGAAACCACTATAGGGGGGGAACCATTAAGGACAGTACAAAACTTTGTTGACCAGTACAATCTATGTCTTGATTTCGAGCGTGTTGGTATCTTTGACAATCGCGTAACTGACGAAATGATGAACGCGATTGACGAAAAATCAATCATCGTTGAAATGAAAGAAACTGTTCAAAAATTAGATGAAAACGCAGTTATTGCTATGGATTTGGCTGATAGTCTCCTGGTTTTATCTGAGCGAGTAAAAAATCATATTACTGACTTACGAGATATTGACAAAAAACTAGAATCAGCCGGTGATATAATAGAATGAACGAAAAACATCCACCTCCGCTCGTTATCACGCTATTGCAACAATATCTGGCCGCTTCCGACCGGCCCGCGTTTTTGTGCACCTTAACTGATGACCAACTTATAGAACTGACCGGCGACGTGGGGCGGATAATGTGCGACATCGCATTTACGGCGCGGGATATAGCGGCTGGCAATAAGCCGCCACAGGAAGGGACACAATGAAAATTCGCATATTGCTTCCATCAGGAAAAGTCAAGATAATGGAATTGGAGGATTACCTGCTCCGTGTGGTGCCTGCTGAAATGCCCGCATCGTGGCCTGTTGACGCGCTCAAAGCGCAGGCGGTGGCGGCGAGAACTTATGCCGTTCAAAAGATTATGCGCGGCGGGAAGCACAAGCTGGAAGGCGCGGACGTGTGCACCCGTTCTCATTGCCAAAATTACTTGGAACGTCCACCGAAAGAACAGCACTCCATAGACGCCATTAGCCGGGCGGTTACGGAAACAGCCGGTATCATCTTGACTTACAACGACCAGGTTATTGACGCCGTTTATCACTCCTCTTGTGGCGGTTATACAGCATCAGCCCTGGAAGTGTGGCGCAACGAAGTGCCTTACCTGATTAGTGTGGATTGTCCCTGCGGTAAGCGGCGCAATGGACACGGCGTCGGGCTATGCCAATACGGAGCGAAGGCAATGGCTACGCCTGACTGCGTTGGCAATAGCTGCGACTGGCAGGCGATTCTGGCGTACTATTACAGGGGCGCGAAATTAGCCGGTACAAATGAAATTGGTGTGCGAAATAATACCGTTTAATGGTATAATGTTATTAGCGCCCGGCAACACCGGGGCGGCGCGTCGAAAGTGGCGTAATTATCCGGGGCTATGGCGTTGGCCTGCCAATTGGAAAAGGCGGCGGCATCGGAACGCCGAGCGACCAGGGCCGGGCGCTAGAATGGCGTAGAGATGAGATACATTTTACCTGCTTTACCCGCTGTAATCTTTTTTATCCTGATATTGGTTATGGCTTACAACGTTGGCGCTGCGCCTGCTCCAAAAGCAGAACTTGACGTGTGGTGCAACGATAAGATTGGCGTGCTATGTTTCATTTCGGCTACGGAGGATATTTCCTGTTTACCGCTAAAGGATACCAAAGTTAAAACGTGCAAGGAAACAAAATGAAGTTTTTTGACCATAACCCGCGCAAAATATCCAAGAAACAATTCGAGCAGTTGTCAACCGACCTGGAATATTTTGGCGACCTGGGCGGCATTGTCCACGACCTGAATAGCGACCAGGTGATAAGCGGCAACCAACGCTGTCGGGTGCTAGACTTGGACAAAATTCAACCCGTTATTACCGAACAGTTTGACACACCAACGCGAACCGGCACGGTTGCGCGGGGCTACATAGAATGGCGTGGGGAGCAATTCAGTTACCGGGCGGTGCGCTGGACGCCGGAGCAATGCCTTGCAGCTAATATCAAGGCGAACCTTGACGGCGGTTCGTGGGACTTTAGCGAGTTGGCGAATTGGGGGCTGGACGCCGACACATTAACCGGCTTTGGCTTCGATGAGGATTTGCTCAAAGAATGGCAGCAGGACACCTTCGCCCTGGGGGATATGCTGGCGGCGGAGGGGGGAGACGCGGGCAAGGATACAGAGCCGCAAATATCACGCGCTGAGGAATTGCAAGAGGTTTGGAAAGTGCATTTAGGTGACTTATGGGGCTGTGGCGAGCACCGGATTATCTGCGGCGATTGCACGGATAGGGCAACGGTTGAAAGGGTGATGGCGGGGGAGAAGGCGGCGATAGTTACAGACCCGCCTTATGGAATTGACGTTGACACAAGCTGGCTTTCCACGTTGAATGTGCAACGTGGAAAGCCAGCTTGCTTGAGTGATGATAAACTTGCTAACGATAGCGGGGATTTAGATTTATCTTGGGTGTATGAATATAACGAGTGGATTGTGTTTGGTTTTCCGTATATCGCTAGAGATGAAAAATATACCGGCTTATTAGTTTGGGATAAACGCGGTGACGGTGGAGAGAATGGACTAGGAAACCCTGTAGAGGTTGCTGCTTCAAATTCCTTTAACGGTTACAGATTAAGTAGGCACGTTTGGGCCGGATACATAAAAGAGGCTGGCGAAAAAAGACAACCACACCCAACGCAAAAGCCTATAGGTATTATTGAGGATGCAATAAATTTGGTTAAAAATAATGTTATTTTTGACCCATTTCTAGGCAGTGGCACAACCCTTATCGCTTGCCACAACCTTAACCGCCGTTGTCGCGGCATAGAAATACATCCACCCTACGTTAGCGTGTGCTTGCAACGTTTCCTTGACCACACTCAAATTCAGCCCGTCCTCTTGGAGCGTCCCAATGCCTGACCCAACCGCAAGCCAAACCATTTTACAGCAGTACCTCGCCGCGACCGACCCGGCGGCGTTTCTGCGTTCGCTCACCGACGCGCAGCGAGACGCGCTATCGGAAATAGCCTGCGCATTAAGGGCTGTCGTAGCGCAGGCGATAGAGGCAGCGGAGACAGTTACGCAACCGGGTAGGAATGTGGTATAATAGTACATACTGAGTACATAACATAATGGCAGAAACAAGACAGGCGGCTCAAAGAGACCGCGATAGAAAAATAATAGCAGAATTATACCTAAAGGGACTGGCGCAATGGGACATAGCCGACCAGGTTAAGGTTGACCAGTCAACGGTTAGCCGTGACCTGACCTTTATTCGCGCCCAGTGGCGCAAGGATACCCTATTTGATTTTAACGAAGCCAAGAATAGAGAATTAGCCCGTATTGACTTGCTTGAATTGACGAATTGGGAAGCGTGGGAACGTAGCCTGGAAGAGTTCAGGAGCAAATCAATTAAACAACGAGCCGCAAAAATAGAACGTCAGGGGCAAGAGGATGAAACCAGGATAACGCCTATTGAGTCCATTTCAAAAGCAGAGGGCAGAAATGGCGACCCTCGTTTTTTGCAAGGTGTACAGTGGTGTATCGAGCGGCGGTGTAAGATACTTGGTATAGATGCGCCTGCAAAATTGGAGCATACCGGCGCAGGCGGCGGGCCAATTGAACAAACCCTGATTATTCTACCGGCAAAAGATGACAAATGAGATACGACCTATTCCAGGCTCACCACAAGAGAAACTATGCCGCTCAACCATTCGTGAGGTTGGCTTTGGTGGGCAAGCAGGCGGAGCTAAATCTTTTGGCCTGGTCTTGGATGCGGTTTACCAATTGCCCAAACCTGGCTACAATGCAATTCTATTTCGGCGAACCTACAAACAACTTATGGCTGCCGACGGCCTGGTTAACCTGTCACATAGGATATACCCGCACCTGGGCGGCGTCTACCATCAGGGTAATTACACCTGGACATTTCCAAATTATCACGGTAATACTATCCGTTTTAGTTATCTTGAGGATGAGAAGTCAATCGAGAACATCAGCGGCCCGCAATATGCCTGGATTGGATTCGACGAGTTGGGGAATTTTTCAGAGAGACCTTATTTGTTTATGTTCTCTCGTAACCGGTGCAGTAACCCGGATGTTAACCTGTACATTCGTTCAACGTTTAACCCCGGTGGCATTGGACACTTTTGGATTAAGAAGCGTTTCCTGGATACCGGCATTACAGACAAGCCGAAATGGTTTAAGCGGGTCAATGGATTGGATACAGAGACAACGCCGGGTGACTCTCTTGGCACGGCCAGGTTATTCATTCAATCAAGGTTGGAAGATAATCCGTACCTGTGGCTTGATGGCAATAGCGAATACGAGCGCGGCCTGTCGCAACTGGACAGCGTGGACTTCCAACGGTTACGACACGGTGACTGGAATATTCGCCGCGCCGGGTTGGTTTACCACGCCTTTAATGACAAGTGTCTGGCGGTTGCATCCGGCGACCTCGACTTGACCAACGCCTCGTTTTATCACGCTCACGATTTTGGAGCAGTTAACGAGGCTTTTGGACTATTCGCAAAGATAGGCGACGTGTTCTATCTCGTTTACGAAGAGATACTTCCGGAGGGTACAACGCCGGCCAGGGCTGCGATGATGAAGAAGCATTTCGTCAATCGCAAGGTGGTTGGCGGGTGGGGTGGCGCTCCAAGCGAGAAGCAACAGCGGCTCGACTACTCAAAAGAGGGTGTTATCATTCGCCAACCACCAACCGACGATGTCGAGGCGCAAGTAGATTTGACAAACAGAATGTTTGAGAATGGTATTCTAAAAGTTTGCAGTGATATGACCTTGACGATTGACCAGTTGGAGAACTGCGTCCGTGACACTAAAGAAGGTATTGCCGACAAGAGTATGTGGCATCACTTGGACGTATTGCGCTATTTTGCCGCAGGGGGCGGGCGGCGAGGGAGTTTTGTGGGATGAATGAGCGAGACTCTTTAATAAAAGAAATAGAACAAGAACAAGAACAAATACAGATGCAAATTGTGAAAGAAAAATCAGTTATGGATATTGCCCTCTTTAACATGTTACTTGCATCTTTTGTACTCGGTTTTATTGTCGGGGCGGTGGTAATTCATTACTATCCTGGCGTTTTTATATGGCTACAATAAGGAGGAATAATGAAAAAACCATCGTTATTTAACCGGCTCAAATACACCTTTCAATTCTACCGGCACGGGTTCGGCGCGTTGCAAACCAAACAAGCGGGCGGCCTGCCCTTCTACTGGCCGGTGTGGAAAAGTAATACCCCGATGTGGCACATCAGCGACTACCAGTCACTTATCAATGATGGTTTCAATCGCAACTCAATCCTCTACTCCGCCGCAATGTATAAGTATTATGCCTTCAAGTCCGTACCCCTTCGCGCCTATAAAGGCTCATTCGATAAGCCGGAACTGTTACCGGCTGACCATCCCCTCCAAAAGTTATGCTTACGTCCTAACCGCTTTCAGTCCGGCCCGACCTTCCAGGGGTTGGCTGATATTTTTGCCAACGTTGCCGGAACTTGTTACATTTACATAAAGAAGGTGGGCGGGCAGCCGGATAGTATGTACCTCTTGCGACCCGACCGGGTTTATATCACGCCACTAACACGCGGGCCTGACCCTATTGGCTACTACTATGTGCCGGAGGGCAGGGGTTGGCATGACGGCATACCCTACAAGGCCAGCGAGATAATGTGTATTCGTATGCCCAACCCTGGCGACGATATTGACGGACTGGGCGAAGGTCTTGCCCCCGGCTCTGTTGCGGCAAAGTCAATAAACGTTGACAATATGATAACAGACTTCTTGCAACTGTTCTTTCAAAACGGGGCAATGCCGCCCGGCTATTTTAGCTATGATACGCCAATGACTGATGATGAGATTAAGACCGCTCGTACCCGGCTGATGGAAATATACGGCGGCTATGAGGAATGGGCGAAGTTAGCCGTGCTAGACCAGGGCGGCAAGTACACCCGCGTTGGTTTGACGTTTGCGGAAATGGATATGAGCAAGCTGGATGGGCGCAACCAGTCGCTTATAGTTGCGCCTTTTGGTGTGCCGTTATCACTCATTACCAGCCGCCCGGAATTGGTAGCCTCGACATACAATAACCGCAGTGAAGACCGCAAGATGTTTTGGCAAGATAGAATGTGGTCTGAGACAAAGGAATTTGAGGCAGAGTATCAGTATTACCTGCAAGGCGAGCGCGGCGAGTTCGTGATGTTTGACTTCACCAAAGTGCCCGCCCTGTCAATGACCCCGCAAGAGGCAGGAGAACAGGCGAGACAGGCGTTTATCAGCGGTGGTATTTTACGCAACGAGTACCGGGCTGCTATTGGGCAAGACCCGGCAGATGATGGTAACGTGTACCTATTGCCAACGTCAGTTGTCGAACAACCGGCGCGAAGCAAAAAAGAACTACAAGCCGTAACCGCAGGTAGTACCCCAACGGGAGGCGGCGACGAAGGCCCGGTAAATCTTGCCAGTACGGTAGGATTAAACGGGGCGCAAGTCACCTCCGTGTTAGATGTTTTGGCGCAATTAGCAGCCGGTACAATGGCTGAATTAGTGGCCGTCGAATTGTTAACCTCCGTTGGTATTGCTCAGGACAGGGCGGTAAGAATAGTAGCTGCTTCATTAGGTATGCCGGCCAAACCAATAGTGACAACACCTATCCCTAAGCCACAACCCGCGCAAGATGAAACCCAGGCAGGTATGCCGGAGGTAGAAGAAGAAGAAGAGGAAAAAGAAGCAGGTGCAAAGTCAATAAAAATGTCGGTAATGAGTCAGGAACAAAAAGCGGCCTTCTGGCATAAGGCTGACCAACTGGCCCGTGACTATGAGGGCGAATTTGGCGATGCGGCTGTCAATGCTTTAGAAATGGACAAGCGGGCTATACTGGCCCTGCTTGGCAAGAGCAAAGCGGGGGCATTGCGGCAAAAGGCCACTATTGACTGGGCGGTGTTTGGAGCGTCCGTTGCCAAATACCTGACCGACAATGTAACTTGGAAGGATGCGTTCCTCGCTCCAATGACCTCGCTAATGACTGCCAAAGTTAAAGACCTTAATAGCGAATTTAACCAAACTTACCCGGCGGCAAAGTTACTCAAGCAGCAATGGTTCAATGAGTATACTATCCGCTTCGCGCAGCCTATCAATGATACAACCAATGAGACTATCAAGCGGATGGTAGAGCAAGCTACCGATGAGGGCTGGACAATTGATAATATGCGCAGCCGGTTAGAGGTAATGTTCAAGCAGTGGATGGACGGCGACGTGCCGCTTGATGAGTTGGCGTGGTATACTGAAAGAATGCCGCAGTATCGGCGCGAAAACATTGCACGAACAGAAACCATAAAATCTATGAATGTGGTTTCGACCAATCTTTACGATGCGTGGGGTGCTCCTGAAAAAGAATGGCTGGCTACTATGGATAGCAGGGTACGAGACACGCACGCAACGGCTAATGGGCAAGTGGTTAAAACGGGGAAACCGTTTAACGTAGGTGGTTATGATATGCAATTTCCGGGCGATATGAATGCACCCGCTGGAGAAATTTGTAATTGTCGCTGCACCGTGATTCCGAAGGGGATATAATTATGACAAAATCATTTAACCACGTTATCTCACATCTCAATGCCGGTGTAACGATTCACTACATCTGCCCGACTTGTAAGCAAATTGTTACCATCCCGCAGTCGGGGGAGTTGCCCGGGGACGTTTCACGTTGTAAATGTGGAGCATTATGGACACTAGAATTCTTAGTGAAGCCGGTACAGGAGCAACGCAAACCCGGCCCGACAGAAACGAAGAGTTGAATAATACCGAAAAATATGGTACAATAGAGGCTAAGGCCGAATTGTGGTGTCAGATAATTCGGCAAGTTGTGGCACTGATGTACCTGTTAGCCAAGTTGAATCTTGGCTACTTACCGCCCGAGGCAAAGATAGGAAAACGGGAATAGTAACTTAATAATATCGCCCACTGACTAGCAGTCACACGGCTCTTGAGCAAACCGAAAGGAACGGCTCAAGGGCCGTTTTTTATTTCTGGATATTTAGATGAGCAACGATTTTTTCAACACAAACCGATGGGGAAGCGTGAATTTCATCCTCAGTAAAATGAAGGATAGTCCAACCATTCTCTATCAACTTTTTATCTTTACGCTTATCTTTTTCTTTGACATTATCAAGGCTATGCCAATATGTACCATCGGCCTCGACTGCCAATTTGTGGGCCGGAAAAGCGAAATCAAGAACACAATTAATAAATGGGTACTGAAATTCGTAGTTAATATTTTTGGCGTCAAGAGAATCTATAAGAAGTTGTTCGATAGAGGACGGTTTCCTACGAAAAGCGGTCATACAAGTATATTTTTGGCGACAAGATATAGAGCAAAATTGACCATATCCTTCTGTGGCAACTTGGCATGGCAACCGATAGAATTTCTTGCCACAAAGTTTACAAATGTATTCTTCTCTTGGAAGTCTACGGCAAGCCATAGAGCAATATTTTCCATATCCGGCTGCAAATTCGCATTGACTAATAACAAATATTTTACCGCATTTTTGACATATACATTCAACCCCTTTGAAACTTGGGTTATATTTCGTATTTTCCACTTCGCGTCTATATTGAGCATAGCATTCAAAAGAACAATATTTTTTAGGATTGCTTTTTATAGTAAAGAATTGTTTACCACATCTGATACAAGTTCTATTTGGTATATGATTTTTGGACATAGAAAAATCCTCCCGATAAAGGATAGCGACCGACATTATTTTTTAGTGAAATTGGGAAGGCCCATTATCGGTGACGGACTTTTCGGGTTGACTAGCTAGGTCAATCCTATCCCTGAGTAATTATAACACAAATTGGCAGGCTCGCCAAATTGGGGGAGAAGATGGAACACAAAGTTTTTAGAGCATTTGAAACAAAGATACTTGATACTGACCAGGGTATCGTTGAGTCTATCGTGGCTGTTATGGGCAACTTAGATGAGGGTGATGATATTATCCACCCATCGGCTTTTCGTAAAACGTTAAGCGAACGTGGTCTTAAAATTAGAGTACTTGATTCACATAATACGGATAGTATTTTACGGGTTATTGGCAAGCCCCTATCTATCCGCGAACTTGAGAAAGTAGAGTTACCACAATCCTTATTGAATGAATACCCGGAGGCAACCGGCGCTCTTTGGGCAAAGACCCAATTTTTGCTTGATACGCCAGAGGGTAAGGGCGCTTTTGAACGTATCAAGCAAGGGGCAGTGGGTGATTGGTCAATCGGTTACGATACAATGGATTCCGATAATTCGATAGCGCAAAGAGACGGCAAAGAAGTAACTGCTAGAAACCTCAGAACACTAAAATTATATGAGTACTCGCCCACAATTTTTGGGATGAATCAGGCGGCTACTACGTTAAGTGCCAAATCTGCCGAGCCAACCGAAGGCAAGCCATACCGCGCTATCCGTGAAGACGGCAAATGGCGCGTCTACAAGCTTGACGCCGACGGCAAACCAACCGGCAAGCCATTAGGCGAACACGACACGGAGGATGAAGCCATAGCGCAAGTTGAGGCGTTGTATGCAAACACCGACGAAGGCAAACCTACACCAGGTAAAGCTGATGAGCCGGTAACAGAAGCAAAGGCTGGCCGTGTCCTGGCTCGCCGTAATGCTGACCGTATCAAGCGAGCTTATGATGCGCTCAAAGAAGCTCTTGACGATGCCGGTATCCTGGCAATGCTGGCTGATGATGACGAAGAAGAAACCGAAGAAACAACCGGGCCGCAAAAGAATGTCCCTGCACCCATCTTACCAGAGACCGGGCCGCAAGAGGGAAAGAATGCACCCGTTGACTATTTAACCTTAATCAAAATTGAACGGCTAAAAGCCGATGTATGGAGGTAAACAATTATGAGTGACCGAATTTTAGAATTGAAGGAGCAACACACTAAGTTGCTCAAAGACGCCGAAGCCATTTTAACCAAAGCCGGTGTGACCGACGACGAGAAAGTTCCGGCTTATAAAATGGTCGAGGATGCCAAAAGCTTGACCAAAGACATCGAAGCCCTGTTGCAAATCAAAGAGGCCGGCGAGGCAATGGCAGCCAAAGCTATCGCAGCCGGAGGCTCGTCAAAACCAGAACCTCAGGCGACGGGCTTCAAAAGCCTGGGTGACTTCCTGGCTGAAATACACGCGGTGAAATACGGGGGCAAACCTAACCGCTTCCTGAAATCATTCCGAGATAACAGCGAACCTGCCGAACCAAAGACAGGCGAAAGCGGCTGGCCTGAAACCAAGACTGCTGTTGAAAATGTCGGCACGTCTGGCGGTTTCCTTGTTCCTACCGAGTCCGGTACTTCACTGCTGCAATGGGAGGATACCGGCGATAATATGGTCTGCGAAAGCCGGGCCACCAAAATCCCGATGAAACGGCGCAGTATCACCTTCCCGGTGTTGCACCAGACGACCACGACCGCAGGCGTCCCGCACTGGTGGGGCGGCGTGCAGGCTAACTGGACAGAGGAAGCGACTTACAAAACCGAAAACGACCCGACCTTTGACCAGATTGAACTTGTAGCGCATAAGCTGGTATGTTACACCGAAGCCAGCGACGAACTCCTGGAAGATAGCATTGTTTCTTTGGAGGCTATCTTGCGGGCTGCATTCGCCGGGGCGACCTCCTGGGAACGGCAGAACGCCTTTATCAATGGTACTGGCGCGGGTATGCCGCTTGGAGTTATCGGGGCAGGGGCGACTATCTCAGTTGCTCCGCAGGCAGTCAACGCTTTGGCGGTGCAGGACTTCACCACGATGTTGATGAGCTTCCAGGGGAGAAACCCAATCTGGATGCTCAACCGCCGTTGGATGGATCAACTGTTACGGCTCAATGGCCCGGTAGGTAATCCGTCCTATGTGTTCATTCCCAACGCTCGCGAAGGCGCACCGGCGACGCTGTTCGGTTTCCCGGTCTTTTACGTGGAGCAAATGCCGTTACCTGGGCAAGACGGCAGCGTGCTTTTGGTGGACTGGTCAAAGTATCTGATTGGAGACCGCACCAGCATCACCATTGACAGCACGAAGGCGTACCGTTTCCGGTATGACCTGACCTCGTGGCGGTGTGTCAGCCGTGTGGATGGTCAGCCCTGGTTACGAGCGCCGTTGACTTACAGTGACGGGACCACGACCGTCTCGCCGTTCGTTAAACTTGGCCCAACGCCTTCGAGCTAAATTGTTAAACAAATATTAAGGAGGTAACACAATATGTATACTGCACGTTTTACTGAATTAGCCTATCCGTTACTCACCGAATTTGCCGACCAGCAAGTACCGGGGACAATTGATAGCGCCTGGGTGTCGTTGTCTACTTATCACCGGGCGGCTTTGGTTTTTAACCTGGGCGATACTGGCCCTGGGGCCACCTGTACCGTATCATTGCGCCAGGCACAGGATACCAATGGCACAGGAGCAAAAGCTATTACCGGGAAGCAATTGACGCAATTCACCCAACCGGGTGATATGGATGACCTGTGTTGTATCGAATTACGCACCGAAGAGCTTGATGTCAACAATGACTTTGATTGTGTCCAGGTGCGAATGGTCATCACGGTTTCAGGTGTCGAACTGGCTTATACCCTGTTTGGCCTTGAGCCTCGCTTCGCTGCTGTTCCCACCACGAACTGGACTGAAATTGTAGACTGAGCCAAATTCAAACACGAAAGGATGGGGGGGGCAAGTCGCTCCCCCCATAAACTATATGAGTAAGGTTTGGGTCAAACTGCTATCATCTCAGATAGTCGAAGAGAACGGCAAGACGATAATGCGTTATGCCGGTGACTTTATCGAAGTTGGCAAACACGACGCCCGCAATTGGTTGGCAACCGGCCAATGCGAAATATTGAATATCGTCGCCAGGCGAGATATTATCCCCCCCGATGCTGGAATTGTCCTACGCAAGAATGTTAAATTTGAATATGATGGGTTGGAAGTAATTGAGGGCGGGCTAGAAGTCAAGTTTGAAAAGACCGTTATATGGTCTCCTGACTTTCCGCTAAATAAGAACCTGATACCGATAGGATTACACCTGCTCGACCGTTGGGAAATTGCCGTCCCGATTACCGACTACAACCTACTGGCGCGTGACATCGGCACAGAGAAAGAACGACAGTATACCCAGGCTATCATTCACGAAATGAGAGTGCCTGTCTATGATACAAGGCTGGTCTTTGCTCGCCAGTGTACGGCAACAGAGGAATTATTTAGGTTATGGCGAGAAGAAAAGGGCGACGAACGGCTGGCATTTTTGAGAGTGCTTTATCAAGTTAAGCCTTATGTTCTGGCGTTGCCGTCAATATGGAAAGCGTAGGGGTTGTCTATGTGGCTTATGGAGACAATGCCAGAGACGAGGCAACTGCCAGCATTGCTTCGCTGAAAAAGTATAATGATTTGCCGGTCTGTACAGTTGGGGAGAAGCCGATAGGCGACGCGCAACTTATCAAATTTGATGAGCCGGGCGCGGGGGCGAGGTGGGCAAAGCTGAACATAGACCGGATAGTGGATTGGGACAAGGTTATTTATTTGGATGCTGATACCCGTATCAATACCGACCTTAACCCGCTCGTTAAAATGCTTAATACATTCGACCTGGTATTAACTTATAGTGTCAACCAGGGGCGTGACCTGATGAGCCACGTAGGGAATGAGGAACGCGGGGAAACTTTGATAGAACTGGGAAACCCTTATCCATTACAGTTACAAGCCGGGGTGATGGCATTTAACCGGTTGAGATGTCTCAACCTATTTGTTGCCTGGCGCGAAGAATGGCAACGCTGGCACGGACAAGACCAGGCAGCATTGCTCAGGGCGTTACATAGAGAACCTGTCAGGATTGGCTTATTAGGCCGCTGTTGGAATGGCGGAGAATTGATAGAACACCTTTTTGGAAGGGCTAAATAGTGAATATACACATCGTTTGTGGTCGTCTTAACGCCGACCGTGTTTTGCCTAGATTGGCTCGTACCCTAGCCGAAGAAACTAAGTGGACTATTGACGAAGTGCCAAGCGTAACGGCTAAACTCAACTATTTCTTCCCTTACCTGGAATTACAAAAACGAACCTGGAAAGATACGCTAACAGCGGCGTGGTTTACGCACCGTGATACCAACGACAAAAACAAAACAAACCTTTGGGATGGTGTAGCCCAAAGGGTGGGCTTGCGTACCTTAACAGCGCAAATATACAAGCCTCACCTGACCCCATTTGGCCCGGTAGAGATGGTCAGACCGGCGGTTGAGCGTAGTGTATTCACGCCGGTTAAAAAGAAACGCGGGCGTGTGGTTGGTCTAAGTGGTTATTCTTACAGCGATAACCGCAAGGGCGAAGACCTGATAACGCAATTGGTTCAATCTGTTGCAGGGCGTACCTGTGACTGGCGGGCGAGCGGGCGCGATTGGCCTGTACCTACAAAAGGATATGCCTGGAAGGACTTACCAAACTTTTACCAATCACTCGACCTGTTCATCTGCGCCAGCCGTATTGAAGGCGTACCAATGCCCCCGTTGGAGGTGCTCAGTTGTGGCATACCTGTTATTATCCCGCGCAACGTGGGGATGCTGGACGACCTACCGGATATACACGGTATCTACCGCTTTAAGGCGGGCGACTATCAGGACTTACTTAAAGTATTTGAATATGCCTTGAATGATAAACCGGCTAACCTGGAACAGTTGAGGGCAGCAGTAGAGGGGTATAGTCGCGAGAACTGGAAACTAGACCACATCAGAGCATTTGAGAAGTTTTTATGGGGGACACAACCGGCAGTCAAGGAAAACTTACCTGGCTGGCGCGGCAATAGCGGCGCATATTGTGTGGCTTTTGGTACTCCATCCAGAGATTGCGCCAGGCGTCTTATACCGGCTTTTAAGCAATTCAACCCAGATGTTCCTATTGCCTTCGTGGGCGCAGAACCTATTAACGCCGGTGAGGATATTTTTATCAAGCAATCAGACCGTGACATTGGGGGACGGTTGGCAAAGTTGGCAGTAGACGAACTCGCTCCTAAAGAATGGCGTTATGTTCTCTATCTGGATGCTGATACCGAACCAACCGAACCGCTTGATAGTGTTTTTCAATTCTTGGCTGATGGGTGGGAATTTATTATTTGCAAAGACCAAGATGAACGGCACTATTTAGCCAAAATGCGCCGGGGTGACAATGACCGTGAATGTGACCAGACCGAGGACATGGTCGGCACTAACCAGGTGATGCAATACGGCGGCGGGGTGTTTGCTTTTCGCCGTTGCGATGCGACCGCCAGATTTTTTGCAGGTTGGAATGAGGAATACCAGAAATGGGCCAAGCGCGACCAGGGTGCTTTGATACGCTCGTTTTACACTAACCAGATGAGGACTTTTGTCCTGATGAACCAATTCAATGCCAGCGACCGTTACCCATTGCCGCCTGGCCCGTTGGCTATCATTCACCATAATATGACAGCGCGGCGGTGGGACAAACACGCCTTACCTGGCCCGGCGCGGTTGGATAGTAAAGAGGCGTGGGCGGCGGTGCAGAAATGGGAGGCAGCCAATGCACATCCTTAACCTGGGGTGTGGTGATAGGGTGATGACAGGCGACGTGATTAACCACGACCTGACCAAGCACCGCCCAGAAATAGACGTAACCCACGACCTGAATATTTTACCCTGGCCCTGGCCTGATAATTCTTTTGATGAGGTACAGTTAATTAGCGTTGCCGAACACCTGAAACTAAACCTCATAGAAACACTAAACGAGTGCTGGCGAATAATCAAGCCAGGGGGGTCTCTGGTACTAAAGTATCCGGTATTTACCAGTATCAATATTCACGATGACCCTACTCATAGATGGTACTGGTCAGAAAAAGCGATTGACTTTGTAGACCCGGCAACCAGATATGGACAAACTAACGGGTACTACACGAAGTATAAATGGACAATAGTCAGCAGTGGTGTTATTAAAGAGCGTAACCTGAAAGCGGTATTGAGGCCGATAAAATGATAGAAGAACAAACCAGGGCAATTCTTAATTTAGGCGCCGGCACTCATTGCGCGGCCAATGCAGTCAATCACGACTTGTATTATCATAGTCCAACTATTGATATTGCCTGGGACTTGAATGTATTACCCTGGCCCTGGGAGAATGAGAGTTTTGAGACAATCAGCGCCAGGGCGGTTTTAGAACATCTTGACTTGACTTTACTAGAAGCACTTAATGAGTGCTGGCGTATCCTCAAGCCGGGTGGTTATTTGGGAATTAAGTTGCCATTCTGGGACAGCGAAACGTCATACAATGACCCTACCCATCGTTATGTGGTTGGGCGTGGGGTATTTGATATTTTAGACCCCGCTTTAGAGAAAGAAAATAAGCACTTTTTTTATACCGATAAAAAATGGAGCATTATCAGGTGTGACCTGAATAATTGTAAGTCATCGGTAGTGGCAACACTAAAAAAATTATCAAATTTAGAAGTGGAGCAAATTCGTGAACGAGCAAAACAAGAGCGGGAACGAGATAGCCAAAGAGCTAGAGACGACGTTCCCCCAGGTGGCAGTAGCCCTGAACAACAGCCGGGAAATCAAGGCGCAAATTCTGCCTTACCAGGCGATGTCCCTATTTGTTCTGGCGCAACAGTACAACCGGTCTGATGCTAATATTTTGGAAATAGGCACAGCGTTGGGCTTTTCGGCCTCTATTATGGCTCAGGCTGCGCCGTTGGCTAAAATAGTCACACTTGAACCCAAGCCTGCCGAGTTCGATTTATCATGCCGAAATTTGGCACAGTATAAAAATGTGAAAGTGTTTAAGGTTTATTCCTGGAAATATTTAGCGGAATATACTGGCCCGGAACTTGATATGATTTTTGTAGACGGAGACCACAAGCGAGTAGGGCGCGACCTGCCCTGGTTTAATTGGCTTAAAATTGGCGGTCTAATCCTTTTCCACGATTACAGTTCAATCGCCTGCCCGCCGGTTTATAATACGATAAACAAAATTTCTGCCTTAATAAATAGGCCATTAGATATACAGATAATAGATACCAACTTGATAGGTATGGCCGGTATTTATCGCCAAAGAGATGAGGTATTATGATAGCTATTTCTTGCGCCTGCGGCCCGCTTCATAAGTGGGGTTATCAGTGGACTGCTTACGAGTGTATCGCCAGTCAAGCCGAATTTGCCGACCGGGTTTATCTTATCCAGTCAACCGCCGACTCAACCGGCATTGATAAGTTGCTAAATAAATATAGCAACATTACCCTTATCTCTGACCCGTCAACGTGGCATCATAAACCAGGCGAGGGCGATGAAGCCTTGACAATAATGGACGGCAATACAATGTCCGGGTTCACCAAATTCCACATGCGTAACCTGGCTATTGGCAGGTGGGCGGCAACCAAAGACGGTCATAAAGTTATTATGAGCACGCATAGCAATTGGTATGTGCCACGTCGAAATATAGAAACATTGCGTGAGTATTGTTTAGAATTTAAGCAAAACGGGGCGACAACCGGCTATGGCTGGGCAATGGGACAGGTACACGACAGGTTACACGGCCCACCTGTCAGGCGCGAGGCATTGTATAACCCAACCGGGTTAAGTGAAGCCGTTATCCTGGCCTCTTATCCCGATATGAAAGCGCGGCATATTGCCCAGGCAGAAATTCCGCCAAATGTTAATAACCTTTGTTTAGTTGACGCCTCGTATAACCTGTTACCAGAGGAATTTGAGGGGATGCAAAAGCGTTTCCATTATCCTGGTAATGAAACCTGGAATTGGCCGAACTACAAAGCGGCTCTGATTGACCGGATGAAGCGGCGGTATACTCTTGGCAATGAACCGCTCGACTATTGGGGACAAGAGATTGCCAAAAAATCAACGCCTGATTTTATGGGGTATCAGTTATTACAAGGGGTAACAGATGGATGGTAGGGATAAAGCGGTAAGAGCAGGCATAGAGGCCAATTCTATGCTCTATGACCATAAAACTAAAACCGCCACTCAATTGTATTATCTTTTCGACCTGGCAAGACTTGCCCCAAATGGCGCTGCGGTAGAATGTGGCGTATATGAAGGCGGCTCGGTTGTGACCTGGGTGCAGGCTCGTTGGGGGCGCGGGGTATTCTACGCCGTAGACAATTGGGCTTCAAAAAACCGCGCTCGATTTTGGGCGACGATGAATAAATTTGGTATAGAAATTCTATCCCTGGAAATGAATAGTTGGGAAGCGCCGACCTATATCCCAAACAAAGTAGCATTTTGTTTTCTTGACAGTGACCATAGCAAAGCAGCAATAACAAAAGATATGGCGGTATGGCCTGATAAAATAATGCCGGGTGGAATTTTAGCCATTCACGATTATGGCATAATTAAAACCGGCATTGATGTTAAAAAAGTAGTAGACAAATGGCAGGCCAAAAACCAATGGATTGAATTGGAAACCGTAGGAGCATTAAAGGCATACAGGAAACCATTATGATAATTCACGATACGATAGCAAATATCACCCAACAGCTTGACGCCTCGTTTCCAGGAGCAAAGACGGCTCTTGATAAAAGCCAATCAATCAAAAGCGGACAGAAACATTACCAGGCAATGGCTCTGTATGGACTGGCAAGCAAATACAATAGGCCAGATGCTAATATTTTGGAGTTAGGGACTGCGGTAGGCTACTCGGCCTCGATGATTGCTCAAGGCGCTCCATTGGCGCGGATAACAACGCTCAACCCGCGCAAGGGTGAGTATGAATTAGCTCAACAGAATCTCGCGCCCTGGCCTAATGTTTCTGTTATCGCAATGTGCTCTTGGGATTACCATGATATATACTACGGTCAGAACTTCGACTTCATTTTTGTAGACGGCAATCACGGGCTGATAGTCCGTGACTTGCCCTGGTTTAACCGGCTCAAAGATGGCGGGCTAATTCTATTTCACGACTACGGCCCGATTTACTACATCCCCATTTATGAGGCAGTTAACAAACTGGCTGCCTCGTTGGGTCGTGAACTTGACGTGATGATAATGGACACCGATACAAGTTCCGGTATAGCCGGGTTGGTACGGCGTGCAGGTGAAATAGCAAAATGACCAATGCTATGAATTTGGGGGTTATCCTGAATGAGCAATGGGCTGATACTATCAAACAGGATAAAGGCTTTTTTATCCGGCGTGGTTGTTTTATGGACAATCGGGGTGAGGTAGAAATTGCCGCCAATGTTATTTGGGGCTACGGGGTAAGAGTGTTGACGGCCTCACACGACATAAGCGAGGGCAAGGTTGGGGATACTGTCCTTAAAAAAGTAATTATTAAAGAGAGGGCCTGGATTGGGTCTTTCGCGCTACTCTATAATTGTATCATTGGTGAAGATGCAATTGTCGCAGCCGGGGCAGTGGTAAAATCATGTGAGGTTGCGCCGGGAACTATGGTCGAAGGAAACCCGGCGCAAGTTGTAGCCCGGTTGGTAGACGGAAAATGGCAATATGTAGATAAGCATAGATGGTTAATATTGAGGTGAAATTATGGCTGATTTGATTCTAGCATCAGGGGAACAGATACCGCTCGAAACCCAAACCAGATATAAGGATATGGGGGACACTACCCACGCTGAGGTAGTTGCTATCGGTGGTGCGGTTGTGGTGGGTAGTGCGGTAACGATTAATCAAACAATAGTAGACGTGGGGTTACTTAGTATCAATGTCCTACCGCCCAATACATCCCGCAAATATTGCAATTTTATCAATGATAGCGGTACGGTGATTTACTTATCACTGGGCGGAGCGGCGGGGTTGAATAGGGGTGTTCGCCTGAATGCCAACGGCGGCAGTTATGAAATGTACCTCAGTGTAAATAACCTTTACACCGGCGCAATTTATGCCATTAGTACCGTTGCCAATTGCAGATTACTCATTAACGAGGGGGTGTAAAATGCCTCTTGATAATCCGATTGATGATAGCTCTACCCTGGCAACGATTTTGCGCTACACGGCGGCAATTGACCACGAGGCTATTGACGGTCTGGCGGGCGCTACTGACAGTTTAAGTTATGATGTCAACGAAATAGAAGTCCATTTGCATAGTGTGGGGCGTTGGTACGGCAAAGACCAGGATACCTTTATGATTGAAAATGGTCTTAATGCCTGGCAACTAACGGCAGGCAATGCCGGGGCTTACGGAAATTGGTTGCAGTTAGACGATGGGGCGGGTGTGGTTTATGGGGCATACTATGACCCGCATCAAATTTTGGTAACGCAAGCCAGTGTAGCCGGTGGGCTTTATTATATTCAGTTTGGGAAAGGCGAAAGCGGGGCGCAGGTTTTAACCGGGATGACAGCAGCGATAATACCTGCGAACCTGCGACAAGCGCCGCACCTGGTACAATCCGAGCGCGTCGCCTCTACAGCCAAATATTGGGCGCGGTGTTGTTGCACTACCAATGCCGGGACAATTAGCTTTGTCATAGGTATTCATTGCTATTCTGGGTAGGTGACTTATGAGCTACGCTACAATTTCTGAACTCAAGGCAAGGCTAAACAAAACAGGAGCGGGACAGGACGCGGTTTTAACCGCGCTTATTGCCGCCTCTGAGATTGCCATTAACAATTATTGTAACCGGCCTGATGGTTTTGAGGCGTTGGCAGTGGGTACGGCGCGGGAATATTCTGGGAGTGGCTTGTCATATCTATGGATTGATGAATGCGTATCGGTATCAGCAGTGGCGGTTAAAGAAAGCGTAACCGATACAACTTACACGGCGTGGGTTGCGGGTGATTTTATCACGGCGCGGGGAGACCCAAGAAACCCGAACTTTAACAGCCCGCCCAAGACGATGCTCATTGTTAATCCTACGGGGAATTATAGCATTTTCACCGGCGGGCAGTATAGTAATCTGCAAGGATTCCCGCCCGACATTGACGCCAAAGTGACTTCGCGGGGAGTACCAACGGTGCAAGTTACGGCGAAGTGGGGGTATTCGGTAACAGCACCGTTGCCGGTAAAAGAGGCGACTCTAATTCAGGCAGTAAGACTTTACAAGCGTTTCGAAAGTGGGATGTCTGACACTTTGGCAAGTTCAGATACCGGTCAACTTATGTATACAAAAGAGATTGACCCAGATGCGGTTTTTTTGCTGAAATTGGGACGATATATTCGCCCGCCTATCGGATAGTCAATTGTCGTCAAATATGGTATAATATTCTCAACAACTGAATTTAACTAAGGCCCACTGGGGAAACTCACACGGCCCGGAATGCGTAAATCGCTAACCGGACCGTTTTTTGTTTTACAAACTATGACAACTGTAACCGTTCACGGTATTGACGAACAAAAAGCGAAGTTAAAGCAGGTTGACCAGGACTTATCAGGACAACCAATGGTCGAGGCAATGCATAAGGCAACGTTGCTGGTAACGGGTTCGGCCAAACGAGCCGCGCCGGTAGATAGGGGAACACTCAGGGCTAGCATTATGCCCGAAGTGGTTTTAATGAGTAAACGGGTTGAGGGCGTAGTCGGTAGTAACCTGAGATACGCGCCCGCTCAGGAATTGGGTACTCGCCCGTTCTGGCCGCCTTATGCTCCTATCGCTGAATGGGTACGGCGCAAGCGAATGGCAAGCGGTGCAGCAATTTACGCGGTGGCGCGGGGTGTACAAAAGGCTATCGCCCGGCGCGGTATCAAGGCCAAGTTATTCCTGCAAAAAGGTCTCGACGAAAACCGGGAACGGATACTGCAAATTTTTGATGATACTGTAACAAGGATTATAGGCAAATAATGGCAATCACAACGGCGCAAATTAACACAGCGATAAAGACGACATTAGAGGCGGCGGCGGGTCTGACCCGGTCGCAGGATTTTAACGAATTGACAGAGGGGATGGCTGACACCCCAACTTTGCAAGTGTATTTTGAAAGTTGGGAAGCAGTAGAGACTACTACCGAGCGGTCTACTATGCGCGGTGGGGTTGAACAGGTTAGCATTGTTTTTCACGCCGATGTGTTAGGAGCTCCGCGTGGCCCAGACCTGGGCGAAGAAATGGCAAGACTACAGCCGGTCGTAGACCAAATTATAGACATTTTGCAAGCGCAAAAAACAAAACCATATTTTGGCCTGGTTGGTATTCGCGCAATGCACTGGTCGGCTAACCGTGTCCTTATTGATTACAACGGTGAGTTATTTATTGCTTGCCGCTTTATTATCACTATAAGGGTATTTTGATGACATTCTATCGAGTGCATAGGAACTTACAAAAGGGCAACAAAGTTATCCCAACAGGTCAGATAACCGACCTGGCCGGGATACCGATTCAAAACATAGATAAACTTATTACAGGTGGTGCAATCTCAGAGGTTGCCCCACCTCCGCTCCGCGAATTACCCGGCTGGACTGCCAGAGCAACAAAACTTGAAACGTTGGGCATAGTCACGGCTACGCAACTATTGGCCATTACAGACTACGAACCTATCAGGAAACTATTCCGGGTCAAAGATGAGACTATCGAAGCCTGGAAAGGGCAAATTGTCAATATATGGTTAGCTCCACCACCTGCCAGACGCGGCGGGTGAGGGGGTTGTAAATAATTTCAGTTAGAAATTTGGAGGAATATTATGGCTGCAACAACTACCGCAGTAAATGCTTGTGATGTTGTTATCAAATTGGACAATAGCGCAGGCGTTCTAACCGACATTTCTGGGTCGAGTAACAATGTCAAGTTTGAACTGACCAATGATACCGGGTCGGCAACTGTCTTTGGGAGCGACTGGAAAATCACCCTATGCTGCAAGGGCGAGGTCGCCATTACCCTGGAAGTGCTTTACACAACCGACCACCTGGAAGCGCGGGCGTTATTGACCGACTGGTGGTTTAACCACAAGTGCGAGGCGCGGACATTACAGGTATTTGTGCCTGATGCAAGCGCCGGGTCGGATATTTACACCGTTGAAGTTATCCAGGAGAAGATGTCACTGCCGTTCAGTAGCAGCGACGCCGCGCCTATTTTAATTTCAACCTCGATGAAAAACACCGGGGCCATGGTGCCGACGACCGTAGCGTCGTAGAAAGAGAAGTGAATTGTGGCACAAAGAAAAAGCACAACCCGCTTTAATTCCGAAGTAGTGCAGGGTGAGGGGTCGTTTGTTGTTGTCCGTAAATTGACAATGGGTGACGTGAAGCAACTCCGCAAACAAACTGGCAAAGATATTACCGATGATGTATCGCTCGAAATCGGGGTTGATACTATTGCCGCTCATATCATCGAATGGAACTGGGTAGACGATAACGATAAACCGTTGCCCATTCCCAATGATGACCCCGCAATCATTGATAAGCTTACGACAGATGAATTTAAGTTCCTGGCTGAAAGTCTAACTGGCGGGGAAGCAATAAAAAACTTGGACGGCGGCTCAAAACCTATTTAGAGGCCAGGAATAAATATCCTGCCTGGGCATGGAAGAAAGTATCAAAAGAATTTGAGCCGCCGCCAGGTGAATATACCGAATTGGTACTATGCCGGGACGTGTATCACTGTCTACCCTCAGAATTAGAAGATGAGGATTGGCGGGTAATTTCAGCGCATATCGAGATGATACAAGCTGAAAATGAAGCCGAAGAAGAAAAGACACGTAAACAATAGTGAGCTTGCCTGACTATGTCTGACCGGACTATTGAAATCCGTATAACCGGAAAAAATGAAGCCTCTGGCGCACTGAACGATGTAACCAATTCCTTGTCTCATCTTGGTAATGTTGGTGGAGGGTTGGTCGGGCAATTATCATCTCTTGGCGGTTCTCTCGGTAACATTGGCCTGGTTGCCGGTGGGGTGGCGCTCGCCGGAGTAACCGCCCTGGCAGGCGGTTTTTTGTATGCCGCCAAATCCGCGTTGGAGCAAATCGCCTCACACGAAAGGCTTGGCTTGGCTATTCAAAATCTTTACGCCCGCGAGTTGGTGCGAACCAGCGGTGTAGAGGAAATGGTCAAAGTTGGTACGGCTCAGGTCGAATTAAGCAAAAAAGAACAAAAAGAACTTGATAATCTATCTGGTAAAATTGACAATGAGACTCATAGCCGTGACCAACTGGCTATAAAAATACAATTGACCCAGGCCGAGCTAACCAAAATGGAAGGGGCAGACAAGCGCAACGAGGAAGCCATAAACCGTAAACGCGCAGCTTTGGATGAATTGAATTACAAATTCAATGAAGCTAGCGAGAAAGTAACGGAGCACACTGCCCGAATAAGCGAACTGACAAATAAGTCTGCCGGATATGTTGATGTGCTTCAATCAGTCCGAACCGGTCAGATTAGTATGAAAGAAGCTATGGGGCTGGCAGCTGAAAAATCAAAGGAACTTTTGGGCTGGATAGAGAACCTGGCCGCCGAATCTCCGTTCGATTCTACGGACATCGGGCAGGCATTCAAGACGGCACAGGTATATGGTTTTACGGCTGAGGAAGCCAAACGTCTTACTCAGGCAGAAGTTGACTTTGCTGCCGCAACTGGGGCAGGGTCAGAGGTAACAAAACAAATTTCTCTGGCATTAGGCCAGATGCAGGCAAAGGGCAAGGTGTCCGGGCAGGAACTTATTCAATTATCCAATGCCGGTATTGGCACAACTGAAATTCTAAAGGGAATGGGTTTTAGTCTAGATGACGTATCAAAAGGGCTAGTTAATGCCGATGATTTTATCGAAGCCACAATGAAAGATATGGAAATCTTTACCGGAGCGGCAAAGGAACAGGCCACAAGTTTCGCCGGTATTACCTCGACTTTGGAGGAATATAAAAACATTGCTCTGCGTGAATTTTTTACCGGCACTTTTGAGGCAATACGACCTTATGTAGTTGATTTTTTGGATATGATAAAAGAGGGCCTACCTTCCATAAAATCTTGGGGTGAAAGTTTGGGGCAATTTGTAGGCGGAGCATTAAAAGATATTGTTGGCTTTATCAGTAATGTCAAAAAAGATGGTCTGGTGGGGGCATTGGGCTTGACACCGGCTACATCGGAATTGATAAAAAAAATAACCGGCACGTTGTCCGGTTTTGCAGGAATGATAATGGGGGTGCTGATACCATCGCTTGATAAATTATCAAAAGGAGGGGCAATAGATTTACTCAACAAAGCAATTATTTGGCTAAATGATAACTTTGAATCTGTCAAGGGTGCTATTGCCGGGGTATTGACAGTCCTGGCTGGGTCTGTGGTTATATCGGTAGTTATCGGCCTGATTACAGCCCTATCATCGCCTATTGTCGCCGTAATTGCCGCTGCCGCCTTACTTGGTGCAGCCTGGGCCGGGAACTGGTTTGGGATACGTGATACATTGACTGAGGTGTGGGCGTCGGTCTACCCTATCCTGGTCGAGGTTTGGAATTGGTTGGCGGTCAATGTGCCTATAGCCATTCAAACATTAACCGACTTTTTCAATAATGTTTTATACCCCATATTCTTGCAGGTATTTACTCAAATTCAGGAAGTGGTCAATACGGTATTGACTACCATCACCGCCTGGTGGACGGCACACGGGGCTAATGTGATGGTAATCGTCAATGGGTTTTTGACGGTTATCGGGGGGCTTATTGTTGGTGCATTGTCATTTATTCGGCAATTCTGGGCTACGTGGGGAGACACGATTTTAGCCGTAACCAAAGTAGCTTGGGACTTGATTTATGGTTATGTAAAGTTCGTAATGGGTATTATTGGCGGGGTCATTGATATGGTCGCTGCTCTCATCAAGGGTGACTGGACGGCTTTCGGTAAAGCCCTGCAAAGTAACTGGCAATTGACCTGGGACTTTATTATGACTATCCTGGGGGCAGCAAGGGACTTGTTATTTATCGCCATTGATGCTTTGATAATTTACATCAGTGGGCAATGGGAAGCATTCAAGTCTACGTTAATATCTATCTGGTCGGTATTGTGGGATGCAATTGTAGCATATTTTACCACCAGGAAAGAAGCTATAATCGTATTGGTTACGGAGTTAATTTTAGCAATAAAAACAGCGTGGTCGGCATTTAAGGAAAGCTTGGTAACTTTATGGAATGCTGCCTGGGATAGTATCGTTGAATCATTTACAACGATTAAAGAAGATATTATGTCAAAAACAGATAGTATTATTGAAAGTATCAAAAGCGCATTCTCGGGAAGTTCATTTTCTGGAATTATTGATGGTATAGTTGAAGCATTCTCCGTGGAAAGTTTTGTCAAAATTGGTGACAATATTATCGAAGGAATTAAAAAGGGAATTCAAGGTGGATGGGACACTATTACCGGACTGGCGGCAGAGTTGGGTGATGCTCTGGTTGCAAAAATCAAGGAAACTTTAGGTATAGCTTCTCCGTCGGCAGTGTTTAATGAAATTGGACAAAATTTAATGAGCGGTCTGGCGATGGGCATTACCAATGGAGAAGGAAAAGTATCAAACGCGATGAATAGTGTCACGACCAACATCATAAACAATTACAATTTTAGCCAGGTTATTCTTGGCGGAGTGCCGTCGGCGCGGCAAGAATTTGAACTGATGAAGTCGAGCGCGTTGGCGTTCGGCTAGAAAGCGGGAGAAATGTACAAAAGAATAGCATCTCTATTTCTGGCTCTGATTATTTTCTCCTATTACCCCAACGTATTCCAACCCCCTCCCCCGCTTTCTTGCGGGACGCCAACGCACGAAATACCAACGCAAAATAATTACCTGCCTATTGTGCAGGCTAGAGAGGAAACAAAACCAATGGCAGAAAATACCGACCTTTGGTGGATAGTTGTACCTGAAACTACTACCAACCTCGTAACAAATCCAAGTGTAGAAAATGCCACGACGGGTTACAGCGCGGTTGGCGCTGCGGCAATTGCCCGCTCTGCGATTTACCAGTGGCGCGGTAATTATTCGCTTCGCGTCACCCCGTCGGCGGCTCTAAGCGACGGAGCTAAATACTCGCTAACATTGACTGCGGCAACGTGGTACACTTTTTCATTTGACATCAAGGGCGTGGACGGTGTCTCTTACAACTTCGACATATATGATAGCGTGGCCGCAACTATTTTAGGAGCGCCGGTAACATTTACCTCTGATGGTGGTTGGGCGAGATATGCAGTCACGGCTCAGACCGGGGCGAATACGGCTATCCAGGTTAGAGTATACAAATATAGTAATGCCAGCGTTGCAGCTTTTTATCTTGACGGCTTCCAGGTTGAAGCCAAACAATATGCAACAGACTACTGCGACGGAGACCTTGATGGGTGTTTGTGGACGGCTGGAAAGCATACCTCGACCAGTTCACGCCAGGCGCAATTTAGTGGAGCAGGTCGTCCGGTAAGCCTGTACGATTATGGCTATCAGGTCGGGCCGGTAGCCGGGGCGGGAATGAGCGCGGTTGAGATTACCTCACTTCGCCCGGCAGTTCAGGACGGCGCGGTGTTCCGCAAGCAGGCTATCCGTGAACGCACAATGCAAGTGGACGGGGTAATAGACGAACCAGACTTGATAGACTACCATGCTACCAGGTCGGCTATTTTGCGACTACTTAATCCTAATCGTTTTGCCACACAACAGCCTGTCCATATTCGCTATAGTGGCAGCGGCAAGATGCTTGACGCGGCTTTTTATTATCAGGCCGGTTTTGAAGGAAATTGCCTGGGCTGTCCCAACGAGGTGGTGCAATTGCGGCTGTTGGCAACTGACCCGTATTGGCGTGAGTTTTTGCGTATATTTACGGCGACGAATATAGCCAATGGTATAGGGACGGGTGCGAGTGGCACAGCCGGTTCAGCAGGGGAGAACGGAGGAGGAGGAGGAAACGCGGCATTGGCAGCGACGGCTACATTAAGTATTGCCGGGGTTAATTACATTATCCAGAAAGACAGTGAGGGTAACTGGTCAAAGGCGGAAGATGGGTTAACGATTACTGTGCCAGATTTACCAGACAATAATTTCTCTGGATGTATTTCTATGGATTTAGTTGGGAATGTATGGATAGGAGGAAGTTTTACAAGCATTGGTGGTAATGTCGCAATGAAAGAAATAGCCTATTGGACAGGAGCCGATTGGGTAGATGTTACTAATTTAGCCGCAGCTCCTACTTCTATGGTTATGGATATGAATACGGGTTACATCTATGCCGGTGGAGGTTGGGGGGTTAGTTATTGGGATGGAGTAAATTGGACACAAATAACCACAACAGTAGTAACAATTGTAGATGATATGCTTATTTATAATGGTTATTTGTATATTGTGGGAACTTTTACAAATCTGGAGGGCAATGCAAATTCTGATAATATCGCCCGGTATCATATAGCTACAACTACTTGGAGTGCGCTTTCTACCGGGGCAAATTCAAGAACATCGTCTATAGATATTGACCCAATTAATAATATTTTATATGTTGGTGGAATGTTTACAACGATTGGTGGAAGTGCTATAGATAGAGTAGCAAAATATAATATTGGCACGGCTACATTTTCTGCTGTTGGTTCTGGGGCAGATGCAACGGTATGGGCTACCAGATATTATAATGGAAAAGTATATTTTGGGGGAGAATTTACTACAGTTAACGGAGTGGCCCATAATTATATAGTTGAGTATGATATTACATTGAACTCATTTAACACAATAGGAACTGGAACAGATGATGATGTTTATGACATTGTTATTTACGGGGATAAATTATACTTGTGTGGTAAATTTACAACGGCAGGCGGATTGGCAAATACTGGATATGTAGCCGGATATGATTTTAGTAGTGGTTTTTTTGCAATGGGTACTGGCGGCGCAGGTGGTAATATCTATCAATTTTTAGTAGCTCCAAATGGATATTTGTATATCGTCGGGAATCATACATCCGTGGGGGGAGTGGCAAATACGGCCCGATTTGCGCGTTGGAATGGATACGGATGGCAAACGATAGCGATAACATCTAAAGATATTATTCAATCTATTGATAGCAAAATTTATGTAGGAGGTGGATTTTCTGATACCGACTCCGTTGCCGATACCGATAAAATATCCTACTGGGATACAACACTTTTAACCTGGAATGCTCTCGGAACTGGCGCGGATGACGGCGTGGTTTATGCCCTGGCCGAACTTGCCAACGGGGACATTGTAGCCGGGGGCAATTTCACCGGGATGGGCGGCGTGGCGGCTACGCAAGGAATGGCCGTTTGGGACATATCAGGAAGCGTGTGGACTTCCATCGGCGACATTAACGGGACGGTGCTGGCGACAGCGATTGCGCCTAACGGAGACCTTTATATCGGAGGTCTATTCTTAGATACCAACTCCGTTGCCAATACTCAAAACCTGGCCTACTACGACATTTCGGCGGCAACCTGGAAAGCGGTATCAGCGGAGCCGGACGGCGCGGTAAATACGCTCAAATTTGACGCCAGCGGAAAACTCTACATTGGCGGCTCATTCCGGCACATCGGCGCAACTGACTATGACTATGTCGCCCTATACGACCCGGCGACAGACACCTTTTCCGCTTTGGAGAACGGCACAAACGGTTACGTGAACAGCATTGATATAACGCCTAATGGCTGCGTCTATCTGACCGGCACATTTACCACCGCCGGGACGGTAACTGGCGTTAACTACGTAGCGGCCTGGAACGGGACACAATTTCAACCTCTTTCGACCGGCCTCAATAACCAGGGCTACGTTATAAAAACCGACGCCGCCGGGCTGGTCTACATTGGAGGCGCGTTCACGACGGCGGGCGGGGTAACATTGCCGGACAAGGTAGCAGTTTGGAACGGTACCAATTTTAAGCCGATAGACGTAGACTTGCCGGGGACGGCGGCGGTTGAGGCGATGCTATTCGCGCCAACGATAACCGTTATAGGTTTTGATACCAGTGGTACGGCTGTAACGGCGTATGTCAATTAAGGGTGACTTATGGCAGTAACAAATAATGGTTCGGCGATAGCATTCCCTGTTGTAAAATTTACCTGTTCCGGTGGCACGGCGGTTTTGACACATCTCAAGAACACCTCAACTGATGATGAGATATATTTCAATTATGCAATGCAGGACGGCGAGGTAGCTACATTGGATTTTCGCACCGGACAAAAGACATTTGTTTCTACGTTTGCCGGAAATCTTCTCTCGCAGGCGGCTATCCAAGAGGGCAGTGATGTAGCAACATTTAGGTTATTGCCCGGAGATAATAGTATCAGTATTTTTGTTGGCGTAAATTGTACAGTGACGATGCAATGGGATAATCAATATTTAAGTTTTGATGGATGATAAATGACATCAGTTTTTTTCTCTCCTGACAATCAGGCTCAATATTCTCTCTGGCTCAAAAACCCACAGGGGCAACTCCTAAAAATCATTGACGATTTTACATTCCTGGAATTGGTACGCGCAACGAATGAAGTTGGCTCGCTCAAAGTTGTAGCCGAAAAGAGTACCATCCCGACTGAATTTATTCAACCAGATAGTATTATTGAGGTATGGCGAAAAATAACCGGGACAAAGCGGGCTTACCTGGAAGGAGAAACACAATTCAGGATACGCAAAATCAGAGAAATATCCAGTCAGGGGGGTATTAGTTTGGAAATTGTTGCCCTGGATACTATCGAGTTAATGAACAGAGCAATTGTAGCTTATCCTGCCGGGTCGGCACACACATCAAAATCAGACGTGGCCGGTACGGTAATTTATGAATTTATCTACGAGAATATGGACATCGTCGGGGCAGCCGACGCCGACCGTTGGGAAGCGGGTGGATATGCGGCTACAGTTTTTCGTCTTGCGCCGGATATGGGTTTTGGAGAGGCAATCAATTCGCGTGATGCTATTGGTAAATCTGTCCTGGCGGTATGTCAAGACGCAGCCAGGCAATCAAAAGAACTTGGCACTTATATCTATTTTGATATTGTAGTAATTGCCGGGAATTTGTTAGAGTTTAGGATTTATAATGGACAGCGAGGGATAGATAGAGGAAGCGGGAGCGGGCAAGAAATTGTCTTATCCGAGGCGGCGGGAACATTGAAAAATACAGAAAAGACAAATGATTATACCAATCAAATTAGCGTGGCTTATGCTCTTGGCGCAGGTCAGCAGGATGTAAGACTTATCGGCATAGCTGACGATGCGGCATTAATTGCTTTATATCCGTTCGGGCGTATAGAAAAAAGTTACGATGCCCGCCAAACAATAATACAGGCGTCGCTAAATAATATCGCCCAGGAAACTCTCGACAAATACCAACGAAAGACAATTATCAATGGAAATTTGGCAGACAGCGGGTTACGTTATGGCGTGGATTATGGCTTCGGCGATAGGATACAGATAGGTTTTCAGAGTGAAACATACACGGCGCGAATAAACGGCATCAAGATAACTCTAAATGAAGGCAGAGAGGAAATTAGAACAGCTCTTGAGGTTGAACAATGAGCGATGAAATTATCAGACTGATAGAGGATTTAAAGCGACGGGTTGAGGCTCTCGAAACCGGTGAGGTTACTGGTTTGGATTGGGATAAAACCTGGACGGATGCTGTCCATGCTCATTCAAGTGATGCAGAGGGAGGGCAATTAGATTGGGATAATATATGGACTGATGCCGTTCATTCACACGCCAGCGCCGCCGAAGGAGGAACACTGGCGCAAGATGCTGTTGAGGTATCAAAACTCGTCGCCTCTGACGGTGCGCCAGACCCGGCTCTATCCGCCGACGCCAGCGGCTATTTAAGTGCAGCGGTGCAACCGCTATTTATGGCTCACGTTTCCAGTACGATTACAAATGTTACCGGCGCTGGAACTACATATCCTGTAGTTTTCGGCACAGAAATATACGATAGAAATGGAAATTTTAATACAGCAAACGGCACATTTACCGCTCCTGTTACTGCAAAATATTTATTTGAGTTGACGATATTATGTAGCGGAATAACTGCGGCAGCTACGCTAGGCTGGTGCAGAGTAATGACATCAAACCGGCCTCACTATGGCTCATATCGCGCAGTTGGAGCGGTACAAAGTGCGGGGTATTGCGGTTTTCACTGTTCGACTATTGCAGATATGGACATATTAGACACGGCGACCGGAGACATAGATATAGCAGGTGAGGCCGGAGATACGATAGATGTCTATGGTGCAGCTACCTCGTTTCACTCATATTTTTGCGCTTATCTATTATCATAGAGGTTATTATGAAAATTACAAAAAACAAAAAAACATTTTTAATTGAGTTTACCGACCAAGATATAGCTATCCTGGGCGACAGCCTGATTGAACCGTTTGACTGGTTTGAGACTGCTTTTAGCGAGAAACTGGCAAATTGCAAGAGCCGGTTAATTGAACGTGAAACAAAAAAAATACTGGCTAACAAATCTGTAGCCAGTATTCCGACCGATGAGGCTGTTTTATTGGAATTGATATTTGGACAGGCGGATTATAAGAACAGAAAGAAACGTGATGAGGAAGAATTAAAAATTAAGTAATGATTAGCCTTTCTTGGCTCTGCTGCGAGCCGTTGCTGTCAATTCTATTTTTGCGGCTCGTTCTAATTCCGGCCCGTTGCCGTTGGCAAACGCTTTGACAATCTCATATACACGCGCTTTGTCAATGGCGCTCATCACTTGCCACATCTGACTGTATTTATTATCAAGGCGCAACGTCTCATTACTTGCCTGCAAGTCGGCGCAATGTTGACGCAAAGCTTCGGTGTCTTTTATTGCTTCCTCATTGACAACCACTTGCCCCGCGCTAACCGGTTGAATACGGAACGCAATACCTGACCCCGCCATCATTAGCGGAGCATAAGCCCCCATTGCAAATGCCCACGCGAAATAATACTGACCGGATAACTCGGCAAGCATTGTATAAATTGTTTTGCTACTACCTACAGCGGCGGTCATTATACCGACGGTAAACGCAATTTCCAGCAATATCACGGTCTCAAACAGTGACAGAGAGAGTTTGTCCTGCCAACGTGTGGCAATGGTCATAAAAATGTAGCCAACGCATATTGATTCAACCAGGGCGCGAACCCCCCATAGGCAAAACTCAACTACCCAAAACCACCAGGAGAATGTCTGTGGGTCGTGGTTGTACCCGGTAACGCCCATCAGCACGTATTGAGCCACGCCGGTCACGGCAGAGGCTATCATAATTATCCACATCAGTTTTACACGGTTCATAATTCCTCCAAAAGCATTTGTGTGTGGGCGCACACACACCCACAGACCCGGTAATTTTAGCTAAATATCAATGATACTTGTATTTTCTTGATAGGGGGTAGGGTGGTTGTTAATCAGTATCGGGGCAAGGTATTTACCATTAAGATACCGTTGGGCTGTGTTCCAGGATGGGAAACGAGTCACGTTAATTTGGTTGTCAAAGGTAAGCAAATCCTCATCCTTCATCCATTCACCCAGGCGTCCGGCCAGTTTCTCAGTTAGCCCTTGCACTTTGTACCCCAAAGCTTTATTGCGTGACCAGGGCCGCCCGACGCCGGTATACGGGCCGTGTGCTTTGGTGTACTCGTAGGCTTTTGCCAGGGCGCATAGAGCCGCGCCAACCATAATATTGTCCTCGTCATTGCTACGTGGGCCGGTTGCGTTGGTTTGCGCGGAGAGTAATTTTACCTGCTCGACTCTTGCGCGTCCTTCCCAGGTGACGCGCTGCAATTCGGTGACACTACCGAGTAGTTTGTCGATAATTGCGACCAGTCCAAGACCGGCAATGTAGAGCAATCCCCCACCGATAACAACAAATACAATACCGGTGGAGACCACGCGAGTGGGTTCTTCTATACCCATTGCCGCAACCAGACCGCAAAGCGCAAGCCACAACAGGACAATACCTATTGTGACGGTTATCGCTTTAGCAAAAAACAACCCCGCAGGGTTTGCTTCGTGATGGTGTATTGTTGCAGGTTGAGTAGGGAACTGCATCCCTACCGTTGCCGCATTTTGCTTCTTTCGCATAATGCCTCAATATAGGCAATGCCTACGCAAACAAAAACAACAGACATCAGCGCAACAAACATCCCATTGGCAAGAACTTCACCAATTCTGTCAATTGCCCATTCACCGGTTATCCCTGTTGCTATGAGCCAGATAAAAACAGCTTGTAAAAATTGCCTGGAGTAATTGCGCTGCAATTGAAATGGTACAATAAATTCCTGCGCGTCATTGGTGCGTGTCCATATCATAATTGCGGTTGAGGATAGAGTCATCGTACCACCTCGATACACCTCGCCGGTTGAGACATCTCAACCGAGATAGCATCACCACCCGCGCCAAGTTGCGCCACATTAGACACCCCGGCCCACACCTGCGCCCTGGACTGACCGGGAGCGGGCAAGTATATAACCTGCCGCTCGATGATATGTTTGTTGCGCATCAGCGTGGAATGAACAATACTCCCCGCCAGGGCCGTAACCGCCAACCCCAACACCCCTACAATTCCCAACACTCCCCAGGGTAACAATGCCACCGATGTAATCGCCCCGGCTGTTGCCGTCGTCAACCGGCTTTCAGCCTGGGCGCGAACAATGGCTGCCTCACTATAGTTGCGCTCCGTAGCCCGGCTATTGGCATAGCCAACAGCAAAAAACAAGAGTCCAAGTAACGCCAGGATGATAACAATGTATTTCATTTCACCTTCGCCAGCGCCTCATCTTTTATCTGTTGCACCCCGGCAAGGTATGCCTTGATTGAGGCAACGGATACGAGACAATAACTACCCGGCTTACAGCCAATCAGTTTTCCACTTTTCTCCAGTTTGGCAACGGTAGACCGAGTTGTGCCAAGATACCTGGCTGCTTCTGCGCGTGACATCCATACCCCGTCATTATCTGGGTTTCGTTTCAATGCCTTACTCCTTTGATATTGCCCGCGCCGCCGTCAAGTTGCCTGTACGGCAGCCCGCGAATTTTAGTATAATTCACTGTCACGAACGGCGCAGGCTTTTGATGGTAGCCCGTCGTAAATTTCCGCAATGTTGCTGAGCTACAATTAAGAGTGTACCACAACTCGCTAAACTATGCAATATGTTCAGTATAATTTTAAGGTAAATTCGGCAAAACTCGCGCTAAATAGTTAGAAAAAGTATTGACAAATGGTAATTAAGTATGATATAATAGACCTCAAGATACGAAATAAATGAGCGACACGGAGACACGAAAATGAACGAAAAATTATCAGAAATGCAACAGCTTTTATACGAACTAAAACAAGCTCAAATGAAACTCCAAAAAATGTCACCCACTGACTGGGAAGACGAAGCAACTTTGCGAAGTTCGAATGGACTACTAAAATCTGCTTTAACTTTACTAAAGCAAACATACCCTGATACTTTAGCGGCTTAACCGCCGCTCGAAGCCCCGCCGGGTGAGGCGCAAGCCGTCCGGGTAAGGTCGCGGGCTTCGAGGAGCGGTTAAACCAAAAAAGGAGAATGACAATGACACTTAAAGAAAAGTTACAAGCCGAATTAAAAAACCTCGATACTATTCTCGAAGATAGAAAGCTACGAGCGAATAAGTATCGCAACACGGGCAATGATTTACGCGCCATCTATCTCGAAGGAGAATATGAAGGATTAAGCAGGGCTTATCGTTATATCCAAAATATCCTGGACGGAGAAGAATAGTTATCCAGGCGAGACGGCGCAATGCCTTATCAGCCGCCACGCCCGGCGCGCCAGACCAAACCAGACCGGGCGGCGGCTACAGGAGAAACCAATGGAAAAATGCACTATTTGCGGCAGGGTGGATGCAAACCACCTGCAAGACCTGAGACACGTTTACCGTAATGTAGCCCGCGAGGCCCGCGCAACTCACTGCGATTACCTTTCCCCGTTTCTTTTCTACAAACACGAACACAACAGCGTGGAATGTTTCTACGCCGACATTGACCTGGAGACGGGGCAACTGGGCGAGTGGAAATACTGGGGGTGTTATCCCCCGGAAAGAGCAATAGTCCTTTAATAGCCACGCCCGGCGGCTCGTAGCCGGGCAAAGAGGAATGATGTATGATAGAAAATGTGCAATTTGTGAAAAGACAAGAGGCTTGTTCCCCCTGGAAATGGATTATGAGGGAGAGAAATGTACCAAATATGTATGCGGTAATTGCTGGGAAGTTATAGCCGCTATCGCCTTAAAATCCGTTTATGGTAAAATTTCAAAACTCCAAGAACAAATTGACGAACTAAAAAACCACGAAGAGAGAATGTAAAAATAATAGCCACGCCCGGCGGCTCATAGCCGGGCAAAGAGGAATGATGTCATATAGAGACTATCAATTGTCAATTAAAATAGCAGCCCACTCCGCGAAGTTGGATAGTGACCCGTTTTATGCCCTCATTATGGCTGCTGCTCGTTTCGCAGACAATACCAATCAAGAACGACTTTTAATGGCTTTCCCGAACCAATGTCGAGAGCTTGGAGAAAGGTATCACTCCGGCGGAGGTATCTTACCAGAGGATAGAGATGACCCGGAATTTAGGTTCGGCGAATTTGACAACGGCGGGCATTGGCAAGGTGAGGAATAAAACAATAGCTCCCCCGGTGTGACCCAGGGGAGCTATACAAAATATGAAAATACTATGAGCAAAATTATAGCATTTTTCAATCAAAAACACAAGCCGGTATCGCAACTGCAAATCAACCGGCGAATTCAATGGACGCTGGCGACCAACCTGGCCGCCGGTCAATTAATAACAGGATGGTAACTATGACCAAAAGAGGACGTAAGTTTTTAAGCAAAGAGAAAAGTATCCGCGTTTCGGCGGTGTTGCCCGAAAGCTTGCGCGACCTGGCGCGGGTAATCGGTGATGGTGAAGTCAGCCGGGGCATACGGCTGGCATTGCAATATTGGCAGAATAACCGACCATTACTTAGACCGTCGCAATGGTCGCAGGCAATAGAAACTGACGGGTTTTTAGCAAACCTTGAAAAAGAAAAGGCGGGTTGAGATGTCTCAACTAATGTTAGCATTCTCATTTGGCGCAAAAGACGACTTGGCCGCCCTGGTTGCCACCGGCTTAAAACGGTACGCCGTCAAGTTTGGCAAACCTGCGACGGTGGTATTGTTCCGTCCTGGTGAAGCGCAAGGTATCACATTGGCGGGTATCGAGTTGCGCCTTGACTCGTCAGTAACTGATAAACATTTTTTTGTGACAGGAGAATGATATGTTTAGCAAATTATTGGAGCAAATACCCGGTTGGTTGGTAATTGTTATCACCTCGCTCATCTTTGGCTGCGGTGCAGTTACGGCTTGTATCTGGTTAGGAAACGAGATAGCCCGTATTTGGGGGTGGTGAATGTTAAATAGAGTTTGGCTTTGGCGGCAAGGATAGCTATGGTGGATAGTATTTTGACAACGGAGGTTACAATGTATTTCATAATTGATTTGTGGGTAGATGGGTGCAATGAAAATAAAGAGGATAAGGAGCAATTTAGAAAATTACTCAAAGAGTATATTGATTTCGGTGCGTCGTCTGTTAGTGTTAAAATAATAGACGATACCGACACGGAATTTATAAATAAATATTTTCCAACACAGGATACCGGGGACAGCAACATAGCGGGTATTGGGAGCGGGTAAACTAGCCCCACGCCTGAAGGCGGGGGCTTCCTTGCGCCAATTTCGGTGAGGTGATTGGTTATTGACACGGGCGCAGGATGTGGTATAATATCTTAACAACTTAATGCTCGTCTAGCAGCCGGGCAAAGTAATACAACAGGACGCATAACAACAGGGAAACCCGTTTCTCTCGTTGGCTTTGGCTAACCCGCTCTATGTGTCCGGCGGACTGCTAGAGCCGAAGCTAACGAGAGAGCCGGGTTTTTTATTTCCCCACAAAGCAGGATACAATGGACAATGAAGCCAAAAAACTCAGTAACGAATTAGACGAAGCATTGCAACAAGAAGAGTACCACCGTGACCAACTTCTATTTTGGAAGTCACGGCGGTTGGCATTAGAGCGACAATTGCCACGCTCCAAAACGTGGCTTGATATTTTGGACGTGCTGGAGGAGGCTGCCGGAAATGACTACAACCGCAATTAGCCTGACAAAAGCAGATATTGAGTTACTTCCCAACCGTCAACAAAAGTCAAAAACAAGCCACGAATATTCGTCAACATGCCCTGGGTGTGGGGGAACAAAGAGGTTTTTGTATTGGGATGATACCGGTAATTATTGGTGTAGGGAGTGTGGGCTAAAAGGTTTTGTCAAAGACAGTTTAATTTTGACGTTACCCCCGGCTGAATATGCCAGGTGGAAACAGGAGCAGGAAGAACGCGAAGCAGAAGCCTACCGGCCAGCTTTGGAGCGAATAGCCAACTCGCCCAACGCGGAACGGTATCACAAACAAATGTCCGACCGGGGCTACTGGTACAGGCAAGGGTTAAATGATGAGACGATAGACAAATATCAACTTGGCTACTCTGAGATATGCCCGACTTGCCCCGGCAGCGCATCCTGGACAATTCCCATAAAATACCAAAACAGGCTTTTTAACATCAGACATCGGCTTGTGTCTCCCAATGGCTGCGGTAAGTATCGGCCGGAAATGGCAGGGCTTCCCAATGCCTTATTCGATGCTGATGTGCTGGCTAACTCTGACTGGCAAGTGATAATTGTTGAGGGCGAGGTTAAGGCAATGGTACTTAACCAATGTGGCTTTTGCACGGTTGGCGTACCGGGCGCATCCTCATTCAAGGCCAAGTGGCTGAAATTGTTCCCGGTTGGCGTAACGGTTTATATCGCCTTTGACCCAGGCGCGGAGGAGCAGGCCATCAAGACCGGCGCGTTGTTTGGCGCGGCTGGTTTTGATACGAGGGTGTGCCACCTACCGGCAAAGCCTGATGATATGCTTGTTTTGTACGGGGCGTCGGTCAGGGATATGGCGAAGTATTTGGAGCAGGGATATAGGATAAAATGAACGTATATCAGATGCATGCAAAGTTGAATTTACAAACCGCCTTAATTCTGGCGTGCGACTTACAAGCATTTCGTGCCGGTGACGTAGCCAGATTTACACGGATGGTGAACGCCAGAGGTAAGCAGATAATGAAGCCGGACGATGCGGTTTTTGTTATCAAGAATATCACGGAGCAAGACAGGGTTAAAAAGTTTTACCCGGTAACGTGCCGGGCGTTGGTGAATTGGTTATTGACATTTTGAGCGAAGTGGCTTATAATGAATTTGACGGTTGTTAGCGGCAATCGTTGAAACAAATTAACCAAAGTATCATAGCCGAAGTAAATATGATAAGTTAAAAGACCCATTTCCGGGAGTATCCCCCTTTTTAATTAAGGGGGCCGCTACCTCCAAAGGCTATGATATTGGGGGGGATACTACCGAAAGTGGGTTTTTTTATTGTAAAATATTTAATAAATAGAAAGGATTTTATAAAATGGGTTGCGATATTCATCCGTATATCGAAGTAAAAAAGAATGGACAATGGGAGTATTTTGATTGGCAAAAAGAGTTTCAACGTGGAACTTATGACGACGGCGAGCCAGAATATAATTGGGACAAAATGATTGACAGCAAGCTTTATATTCACCGAAACTATAATCTTTTTGCAGTCCTGGCGAATGTCCGTAACGGGCGCGGATTTGCCGGGTGTCCAACCGGCGTTAGTTTTAAGCCAATATCAATGCCAAGAGGTCTGCCGGATGATGTCACGGAATATGTAAAACTTGATAGTGACAAATGGGACGGGGACGGACACGGTCATTCGTGGCTGTTATTGTCTGAGGTACTAAATTACGATTATGAGCAAAAGACAACTCTATTTGGTGTGTTTAGTGAAGAAGAATATATTGCTCAGAAAGACGGGATAAAAACAGGCTATTGCGGTGATGTGGCGGGTAGAAATGTAGAAGAAATATGTCAAACCTTAATGGATAAAATTATCTCTGGCGAGTTTAAGCGTGACGAAAATACATCATACTATGTTCAACTCGCCTGGGAAGAAACATACCGCGATGCTATTGGTAAACAGTGGTTTGATACGTTGGAGAATATGAAATCGCTTGGCAATCCAGATGATGTTAGACTGGTATTTTGGTTTGATAATTAAGGAGGGTTATATGAATGGCTACTTTTTAGGATATTGGTTAGTGAGCAAAGGAGTTTAATATGAGCATCGTTAGAGTTACCAAAGATAAGAATTATTTTCACGCCAGTAACGAACCATTTAACGACCCGGCTATGTCCTGGGGAGCGCGTGGTATTATGGGTTATCTTCTCAGTAAGCCCGACGGGTGGGAGGTTCGTAACTATGACCTTTACCGCAAGTCGCCTGATGGTAGGCGCAAGGTTAACGGATACTTGGGAGAGCTAAAAAAGGCAGGTTATTTGCGCCGGTACAAGGTTTATAAACCGGCTATGGTTGGACGTGGTAGAATTGAATGGGTCACAGAGATTTACGAACGCAAAGAAATGAACCCGGACAATGTTCGATGTATACAGAATGTGACCGTCGAAGATGTGAACGTCAAAAGTGTGAACGTCGAAGAAAGTGGTGATATAGATATTACTGAATCAGCAATTACTAATCCAATAATAACTAAAGAGAGTAAGCCTTCTCCCCCTGGTAAAACCAACGGAACAAAACCAACCAAAGAGCCGTTAGCTGACATACTGGAATATGCCAATAAGGGAGTGAGCGAGGACACCGCGCCCAACCCGCAAGACGTTTATTGGCAGCACCGCGACCCGGCTCTGCGGGTGGCGCAAGTCAACCTGGGACAATTTAACCAGGTAGAGAAGAGTGATATTTTAGCCCTGGTTGCCCTGCCCGACTTTGAACCGCCTCGTTGGGAACTGGCGGTAATGGATACCGCCCGCCATTACAAGGGGCAGGGCAAGGTGGCGCGGGCAATAGAAATGTATCACGCCGGAGGCAGTTATGAAGCCTGGAGGCGAAAAACTTACGAGCAAGAGACACCAATTAAGCCTACAGAGAAACTTTCCTTTGGTGCTGTATGAACAAACCGACAACAGACTTTGCCGACATATTCTTGCATAGCCCTGCCAAAACCGCAACCAATTACGTTAAGTGGGCTGAATTTCTACAAACCGCTCCACGTATCAATTATGGCTGCATAATGGACAAATACGTTATTCCTCTAATGCCTGGGGATGTGATGAGCGTTATTGGGCGGCCTGGTCACGACAAAACTAGCTTTATGGCCTATATGACCAAACGGACGGCGCAGGGCATTGTCGAGCGCGGCGAGACAAACAAGTGCGCTATATACGTATCTTGGGAGCAGCCGGTAGAGCAAATTGAGGCATTTTTCCAGGCGGGTGAGGAGTATAATTCTACCGATTTAGCCTGGGGACGTGTTGACCTGGATATTGTACGGCGCAAGGCTATTCAGCGCGTTCATCTTCCTATTTGGCTCATTGGTTATTCTGCGACTGACAAACGCAAAAAGCCTATAATGACCATTGACGCCATTTATGAATGTATCCGCGTTTTGCGCTATGAGCATAATATTGAACCGGTGCTATTATGCCTGGACTATCTACAAAAGATACCGATAAGGGGCAAGCGCAGCCGGACGGAGGAAGTGACCGAGGCCAGTCACGAAACCAAGATGCTGGCTATGGAATTGCCTGTACCAATTATCGCCGGGGTGCAGGCCAGCCGCCAGACTGAACAGCACAAGATAGCCATACCGACTATGGCGGACTGCCAATGGGCCAGTGCGATAGAGCAAGATGCTGATAAGCAAATATCGTTATTCAGACCGGCGAAAGTTATTCGGGTTGGAGAAATGATAGACGTGGCCGGTCACGATATACCGGTAGAAAAGTTTTTGTTACTCATAAAATTACTCAAACAGCGTGGCGATGAGGGGAGCGGTATTTGGCCGGTGCATTTCGAGCCGCACACGTTAATGATGGGTGATTATAATTTCAAGAAACTGGAATAGGAGATAATAATGTTAGTTAATAAACGTGTTGCAGGTTGGATAGTTGATCAGTATTTCGGCCTGCCCCCAGATAATGTGTTTATCCACGAA